ATGAGCTTCGGCGTGAAGGCGCGACGCGACTTAGGCGGTCTGGGCACGGCCGGCCGGGACGCGATGCGGGAAGAACGCGCCGGCCTGCCAGCGCGTGTAGTCGTCGGACCCCATCAGGACGACCGCTTCCTGCGGCCGGCGTCGCCAGGCGGTGCGCGCGCGGGCGCGGAGCTGCGTCCGGGTGTAGGCCCAGCGTTCCTCGTAGAAGTCGTCGTAGGAGACGGCGGCGTAGGCGGTCGTGATCGTCGGCATTAGCGGGGCCTCTTGGGGGACGTGCGTGGCGTCAAGCGTTTCCGGCCGGCGGCCGCCGACCCGGGGGCGTAGGGGTCCAGATTCCAGCGCGCCCACGTGTCGATCCCCGGGCAGCGGCAGTCGGCCACGTGGGCCTCGTGAATCGTGCACCAAAAGTCGCCGCAGTTATCACAGCGGATCCAGGCCGCGCGCGCCACCGTCATCGGGAGGCTCCTGTCGCGGCGAGCACGCGTCGCCACCAGCCGGCGGCGATCGTCGCCCAGTCAAACGTGTCGCGGACCCAGGCACGTTCCTCACTCGAGACGGCCCGGTACGGATGCGTGAGGAGGATCGCCTCGAGCTGCGCTTGGACGTCGGCCGCGCTGCCCTCCTCGAGGTACAGCGCGTGCTCACCCATCCACATGCGCGCATCCGGCCGGTTGAACATGATCGGCCGGGCGCCACAGGCCAACCCCTCAAACGCCGGCAGCTCGAACCCTTCGCTGCGGCGCAACCCGCTCACGTACTGGGCGCGACTGAACCGCTTGGCCAGTTCCGTGTCGTCCATGCCGGACTGGGCGATGATGACCCGGCCGGGCGGCGTCGCCACGGTGATGGCACTGGCCGGCCCGAGGTGAAACTGCGGCAGCGCGTGCGGGGTGGCGAAGACCGCCTGCGCGACCTCGTTCAGGCACTCCTGGTCGGCGACGTAGCCGCTCGTCGCAATCGAGAAGTGCCGCGCGCACCCGCACGGGCGGAAGACCGTCGTGTCGACGCCGAGCGGCGTCAAGTGAAAGTCGATGCCGGCGCGGTCGATGCCTTCGACGTCGAGCATCCACGCCAGGTCGTAGCAGCTACTGACGAGCGAGGCCTGCGACCAGAGGGCGGTCCAATCGAGCGGCGTCCCGCGGGCGGTGCGGTAGCAGTGCTGCCAGAGGGCGACGTGCCCGCCGCGGCTGAAGATGCCGGTCATCACCGTCTCGACGTCCTCGATGCCGATGAGGTGCAGCAGCGAGAGATCCGCCGCCTCCCAGGTCGGGACGATCGTCACGCCGGCCGGGGCGTGGTCGGCCAGTGCCCGGCCGAGCCGGTGCATGGAGAGCGAGAGGGTGGCGGGGATCGGGGCGACGCAGACCTTCATCGTGCGTCTCCGAGAACGTCCATGAGTTCGGCCATCCCGATGACGAAGACGAACAGCGCGAGCGTCACCGCCGCGCCATAGGCGGCGTAATGGACGGCCAGCCCGGTCAGGCCGGCGAAGAGAAACGAGGCGAGCAGCCCCCCGACGCTCATGGCTCGACTCGCGTGAGCTGCGTCGCCGCGTACGTCTTGATCAACGTCTCGGGCGGCAGCGGATCCCATTCCACTTGGACGCGGCCCTTGTCGAGCACCGCGACGACGGTGCCGACCGCGTCGCGGCGCGTGGCCGACTCCCAGGCGGGCGTGTAGGTCACGCGGTCGCCGACTTTGAATGTGTGCGGGGTACTCATGCCGTCGCTCCTTCGGCCTCGGGGAGGCCCATGAATCCGTCGTGCGGGTGCTCGACGCGCGCCCCGGTGTCGAGCCACACGCGGTGGCCGATCCCCCGCGCCACCGCGCACCATTCCACAATCGCGCCGCCGCCGCTGATGCGCACGTCACGGGCGACCGGGCGACTCATCGCGACGACCGAGCCGACGCTCGCCATCTCGACGAGGGCGCCGACCCCGTGCGCGGCCAGATAGTCGGCCGGCAGGTGCGGCGGCACGCTATCAATCCGGCGGCCGTCAAGCAGCCGACAGCCCCACGTATCGTAGTACGCGACGCCCGCGTGCGTCATCGGCGCGACGAGGGCGACGAGCTTCTGGTCGACGTGCGACGCGAGCCGCAAGATCGTGTCGGCCGTCCAGTGCAGGTCACTCTCGACCCACACGACGACGTCCGCCTTCGTCTCGGTCGCGACGTCGAGCACGCGGTTGAAAATCGTCGAGAGGCCGGCGAGTCGCGCCGGTTCCTCGGTCGACCCCCAGAACGGGCCGCCATGCGAGACGTCCATGACGAGCGTGCGTCGATGCCAGGCTTTCGCACGCTCAGCTTCCTGCACGAGGGCGAGGCGCGTGTGGTCCCGCGAGTCGCCCTCGGCAATGACGACGGTGAGCGGGGCGTGCAGGCGGCGTTCAAGGGTCCCCACCTGCCGGTGGAAGCGGGCGAGCGTACCGCGGCTGGCGGCGTCGCGGACCATCGTACAGAGGGTGAGCGTCATGGGGAGGGTCTCCTCAGTCCTCGGCGAGGGCACGGCGGATGTCGGTGCCGCACACGGCGCTGTAAGGGTCGTCGGCGGGAATCCCGGCGATCAGCGTTTCAACGCGGGCCAGCTTCCGCTCGGCGGCCTCGGTGCGTCGGGCCATTGGCAGGACCGCGGCGAGCATGTCAAGCAACCGCGCCGCTTCGTGGCGCACGTCGCTCGGACTCATGTAGACGCCCGCGGCCCCGGCAGCATCTCGCCGGAGCAGTTCCGCGATAAGGGTCAAGTCGTCTGGCATCAGCGCCTCCAACTCCGCCGCCGAGAGCGTCCGGTCAGTCTTCGGCCAATCGTGGTCGGTGAGCTGTTTCGCCCAGTCAGTCATGCGTCACCTCGGGAGAGCCGGTTGAGTTCGCGCAGGCCCTCTTTGGCTGAGAACACCAAGCCTTCGCTGTATTCGCCAGACACGCCGCCGTGCTGTTGTTTCTCCAGCCACGCCCGAATCCCCGCCAGCGTCTCGGCGTCTCGGGCGGCTTGGCGGAGCATGGCGACGACCTTTGGCAGTCCTGTGGTGACGGCAGGCCACTCGGCCACCTGCCGCAGTTCCTCCGCCGAGTAGCGCGTGTCCGTCTGCGCGTCGGGCTTAGCCACGGTCGGCCTCCTTCGCGGTGAACGTGCGATACAGGTCATGCAGGCGCGCGGGCACGGCACGTCGGCCGAGTTCGATGTCGCAGACGTAGACCGCGCTGATGTGCAGTCGCTTCGCCACGTCGCGCAAGGTCAGCCCGGCGCCGTTCCGCTTCATCCTCAGCCAGTCCGGATTCACCAGCCGCGTGCGACCGTCGCCGCCGCAGGTCGGACAGGCCCGCACGTCAAACTCCTTCACGGTCGGCCTCCTTCGCGGGCGTCAGAGCAGTTGCGTCAGGCGCGAGTCGTCGTGACCGCTCGAAGACGTCCGCGTGCCACGTGTCGCGCCAGCCTTCACCGGGCGTGGCGTAGTCGCTGAGGGCATCGCGCATCTCACGCGCGTTCTCCTGCAGCCGCGCGATCGTCGCGTCCCGCTCCGCCAGCATCGCATCGCGCGTCGTCACGAGTTCCCAAAGGCGTGCGACTTCCTCCGTCACGAGGTCGCGCACCCACAGCGGTTCGTCTGGCATCAGGCCGTCGGCCCATCGCTGGTCGTCACTCATCGTCGCCTCCGTGGGCGGTGGCGTCTCCACCGACGCCAGCCCCATTTCACGCCTTCGGCCAGGCTGTACCCGACGACCATCCCCAGCGCCGCCTCCACGGGGTGGAGGCGCCAGAGCGTCCACCAGGCCGCGAGGAACGCCCTCATCGCCCCCGCCGCTTCAGCACGGCCGGCACGCCGGCCCAGAGTTCGTCCTCACCCGTCACGGTCCCGGCCTTCAGCACACTCCCGGCCGCGAGCACGCTCCGCGCGCCCAGCACGCACCCGGGAAGCAGGATCGCGCCGGCGTACAGCGTCGAGAACGGCTTCATCCAGGCGAAGCTCCGCACGTTCACGACGCCGGGCTGGACGGCCGAGCAGCCGACCTCAGAGGGGACGGCCGAGCCCGACACGATCTTCGCGCCTGAGCCGGTCGACGCGCCTTCCTCGAGAATGGTGATGCCGCCGCCGATCCCGAGGTGGCAGAAGCTGGCGACGTGGACGCGCGGGCCGAGCACCATGCCCAGGCCGGCCTCGAGCTTCACGAAGTCGTCGATCCGGGGCGTGGCCTTCGCCACGACGAGCGCCGCCGGGTTCACGACGAACAGCTGCGCGCCGCCGGTATCGACGTGCGCGGGCCCGGCGGCGGTCCCGGCGAAATAGTAGTCGTGGTCCTGGGTCGCCTCGACGTGCCGGATGGCCATGTACGCCGCGGCGAGCGCGCGCCAGTCGACGGGGGCGGCGACCGGCTGACTGTCGGCGGCGTGAATCGTGAGCGCCGGCAGCTCCGGGAAGGCGCGCAGCGTCATCGCGTGCTGAAACGCGGCGTATCCCGTCGCGGCCGTCGCGACCGTCTCAAACGGCCCGGCGACAAACCGCCCGATGCCTCCCGCACGGCGTTCGCGCAGGTACCAGCCCGGCGCCCGGCCGTGCTCGGTCCCGTAGAGATAGACGGCATCGGTCGAGTCGTCGAGCCGCTCGACACGGCCTTCTTTCATGGGGGTCATCGGGATTGTTCCTCCAGCCAGCCGAGGACGACGTCGCACACTTCGTCACACTCGCCCTCGGTCATCTCGGCGTACAACGGCAGCACGATCCCACGGGCGCTGATGTCCTCGGCCACCGGCAGCCGCTGGCGCGTCGCATGGACGCCCTCGCGGTGCAGGCACGGGAAGACCGGCCGACTCTCGATCCCGCGCGCGTCGAGCGCGGCCATCAGCCCGTCGCGTGAGACGTGCGGCGGGACGAGGCCGGCGAAGACCCACGGGGCGGCTTCCACCCCGACCGGGGCGACCTGCGTCGCGAGCGTGTCCCCCAGCCGGTCGAAGTACTGGTGCTCACGCGTGCGCCGGCGGTCGAGGTGCGTCTCGATCGTCTCGACCTGCGCGAGGCCCAGCGCCGCCTGCAGGTTCGTCATGCGGTAGTTATACCCAACGACCGGGTGCACGTACCGCTGGGTGAGCGACTGGCCTTGGCCGCGGAGCTGGCGAATCAACCGCGCGTCGTCGTCGTCGTCGGTCGTCACGAGGCCGCCCTCACCGGTCGTCACGATCTTGTTCCCGTAGAAGCTGAAGACGTGGATCCCGCCGCGCATCGTCAGCGGCCGGCCGTCGATCGTCGCGCCGAAGGCTTCGCAGGCGTCATACACGATGGCGTAGTCGGCGGCGTCGCTGCGCCAGAGGCCCGGCAGCCCGTAGAGGTCGACCGGGAGGAAGCCGTCGCCCATGTTCGTGCCGTCGGCGACGGTCGCGAGCCACGTTCCCGGGGCGACGTCGACGAAGTGCTTGGATGCGCCGCAGTACCAGATCGCATTCGCGCTGGCGACGTAGGTCAGCGGCGTCGTGAGAATCGTCGGCGCCGGCAGGCAATCCCAGCCGCCCCCGGCGACGAGTGCCGCCAGGTGTAGGCCGGCCGTGCCGCTACTGACCGCGATGGCGTGCTTCACCTGCAGGTACTGGGCGCAGCGCCACTCGAAGGACTCCACGTAGTCGCCCATGGAGAGTTCGCGACGCGCGACGGCGCCCATGACGTAGTCAATCTCGTTCCCGAAGTACGCCGGCCGGCTCACCGGGATCCGGTACGGCTTCCTCGCCAGCCCGCTCACGAGACGACCTCCAGAAACGTCAACCCGCCATGAATCTCGACGCGCTGAACCGGCAGCCGCTCGTCACAATGCGGGCAGCTCACCGTCAAATCCTCGTTCGGGTAGCGCACGACGTCGACCTTGAGCAGCCGCGTCGCGCACGCCGGGCACTCGATCGGCGGGGCGAGCGTGTAGACCGCCTCGCTATCCCAGCCCAGGTCAACGCACAGTTCGACCACGTCGGTTTTCCCGCCGCCGGGGCGACTCCGCGCGTCGAGCCTAAGCGCCGCGAACACGACTGGGACGAGCAGAATCGCCACGAGCAGCCAATCGCCGAGTGTCATAGCCAGGCCCCCAGATCCGGGTGCACGGTCACGCGCTCGCGCAGCCCATCGACGTTGCCGACCAGGCGCAGCCCCTCGGGCGTGCGCGCCCGCGTGAGCGCCACGTAGAGCATCCCCGGCTGTTTGAACATCCCCTCGCGCGTCGCCACCTGCACCTTGTCCATCGAGAGCCCCTGCACCTTGTGCACGGTCGACGCGTAGGCGAGGCGCAGCGGGAGATACGTGAGTTCGCCGATCGTTTCCCACTTGCCGTCTTCGCTGATGAGGTGGTCCTGGTTGGCCGCGCGCAAGGCCGTCTTCCGACCGGGTTCCATCGGGATGGTGTTCTGGCGGGTCACCCAGTCGACACTGACCTCGCGCGCGCCCCGGTCCAGCCGCACGGTCACGCGGGCTTTCTCCGGGTCCATCGCGACGACCGTCGCCAGGTCGCCATTGGCGTAGTCGATCGGCCAGAGGTAACTCGGGAGGCCGTCCACCGCCAGTCGGCGGTTGGCCAGGATCATCACGAGCGCGCCGACCTTCAGCCCGAGGCGCGTGGGAATGTTCTTCCAGTCACCGCGCGGCTTGCCCCACGTCGCCGACTCCCAGTACATGAGCGGGTGCGGGACGCGGTCGAGCCGCAGCTGGTTCAGCCGGTCGGCGGCGTCATTGGTCGCGACGACCGTCATGCCCTCGTAGTGGTGGTCGGGCGTGTCGACGAGCCGGTCGCGGAAGTAGTCGACGACCGTGTCCTTGTCGCCCTTCCGGGCGGCCGCCATCGCGGCGATGAACCCGGGGTCGACTTGACGCTTCACCTCGGTGAGGAGGTGCTGGTTCGCCGCAAACCGCGGCCACTCGCCCGAGGTGAACGCCCACGGGGCCTTCACCGGCGGGAGCTGGCAGAAGTCCCCGACTAGGATGACTTTAATCGCCGCCCGGCGCGCGACGTCGCCCTCGCCGGTCGTCTTGAAGTCCTCGTCAATCTCGTCGGCCAGCTGGTGGTCGAGCACGTAGCCGCGGCCGGAGAGTTCGTCAATCGCACGCGTGATGATGGTGAGCTGCTCGGCGTCCATCATGCTGACCTCGTCAATCAGCAGCCGGCGGACGCCACTGCGCCAGAGCTTGCCCAGCCGGCCGGTGAGCCGACCGCTCGTGTAGCTGTCGATGAGGCTGGCCGTGTCGTAGTAGCCGAGCGCGGCGTTCACGGTCGTGCCTTCGCCCAGGTTCACACTGGCGATGCCGGTCGTCGCACAGAGGAGCGTCCCCGGCTTCTGGCGGACGATCGCCTTGGCGAGGTACGTCTTCCCCGTGCCGGCCGGGCCGCAGAGGAAGCTCGTGCCTGCCTCGAGCGGGGCTGGGATGACCAGGTCGGGCGGCGGGGCGACGGGCGTCGGGGCGTCGGGGGTCTCGCTCATGGCTGGCCGCCGACCGGTACCTGCGTGGCCAGGTACGCCTCGCGCTCGGCTTGGGTCCGCGCCAGGACGAACTCGCCGACCGGCCGGAGCCCCGACACCTGGAGCTGGAGCGTGATCTGAAACGTGACCGCGATGAGGTTCGGCGGCGCCTGCGGGTGCAGGACGGGCGTCATCTCGAGGACGACCGCCGACGGGGCGAGCGCGTTGCGGAGAATCACCTCGTCGCCGACCGCGAGTGCGCGCCCGAAGGCGTCCCGTACGGTGAGCGCGGCCGGTGGGGTCGCGGGCGTGCCGTCCATCTTGAGAATCTCAGCCATGACTACCTGACATTTCTGGCCTTCGCGGCCTGATGCGCGGCCTTGGCGGCCGTGGCGAGGGGAATGCACACCGTCTCGATGGCGTCCCAGACGGTGAGGGTCTTCGCACAGCCCACACAGAGGTGAAAGCTGTTAATCCCGGCGTACGGCTTGTCCTGAAACTTGACGCCCTCGGCCCCCTCGAATGACGGCATGACAAGCCCGCAGTGGTCGCACACGATGACCTGCTTAGTGGCCATGGGTCTCTCTCCAATCGGTGAGGCCGGCCGCCACCCACTCGCGCCACTCGGGCCAGAGGGTCGACCAGCGAGTGCGGTGGGCGGCCGGGGGCATCGTCCACGCGTTGTCTGTCGTGAGAAGCCGCTCGATGAGGCTCGCCCAGTGTCCGGCGTCCCCGATCGGGCGCAGCAGGTTGTACGGCCCCTCGGGCCGGTACATGTGCGTGCGGGCCCGCCCAGCGTCTGGCAGGTACTCGGCCCCGCCGGCGTAGTCGAACCCGACGACCGGCGTCCCGCACCACTGGCTCTCGAGGATCGGGTACCCGAACCCCTCGCCGCGTCCGGGGGCGATCGTCACGCTACAGCTGGCGTAGCAGGCGGCTAGGACTTCATCCGTGACCGACTGGCTCACGCTCAGCCGGCCGCGCAGTGCCGGGTAGTCTTCATAGAGCTGCGGGACCGACCACGCCTCGGTCACCTGCTCGTCGATATGCAACCAGAGGTGGACGTCCTGTCCGCGCATGATGAGGCTCGCCATCGTCTCGAAGACCAGCCCGAGGTCCTTCCTCGCTTGATTGGTCGCGACACAGCCGATGACGCGCGTCTGGTCCGTCAGCCGCGCCCCGATGATGCGCTCGGCGGCCGCCCGCGCGGCGGCCGTCATCGTCGGCTTGAAGACCGACGTGTCGATGCCGTGCGGCAAGTACTCGACCACGCGTGAACCCGCGTCGAAGACACGCGCGAGCGTCTGTGCACCGTACAGCCCGTAAGCGAGCACGCCCTGGTACCCCTTCACCGCCTCGGCCGCTGGCCCGCCAAACGTGCTGCGCCGGTTATGCCCATCCACCGCGAAGTAGCCCCACTTGGCCAGGTGCGCCGGCAGCTCCAAAAACGCATGGCACCGGGCCGGGTCCCAGATCGTGAAGACGATCCCCGGGCGGTCGCCGTAGAAGTACTGCCATGCCGACTCCACCGCTTCCCGGCCCCACGTCTCGATATTCATGAACCGCCAGTCGGCCAGGCCCGTGACCAGCCCACAGGGCGGCGTGCCGCGGTACTTGGGGTCGGCCACCCAGGCGCAGGTCTTCACGTCGACGCCCAAGGCGTCGGCCTCGGCGGCGTCACTCAGCCGCCGACGGAGGTCTCTCAGGATGCGCCCGAGGCCAGAGTGGCCCTCGGGCGCGTCGCCAACGATCAAGAACGGGACGCGGGCCATGCTAGGCCCCGGTCCCCGGAAGGGTCGGCTGGGCCGGCTTACGCGGCTTGCGCGTCGTCTTCGCCGCCGGCGTCCGCGGGGTGGCCCCATGCACCTGGGCCCCCCGGCGCTGGAGCGCGATGAACGTCTCGATGAGCGACGCCTGCTCGGCGCCGTTCAAGTCGAGGAAGGCGTGGATGAGCTTCTGTTGCGGTGAGAGACGGCTGCGTGGCATGACCCCTCCCCTACTCCCGAATCCGCGTGAGGTTGCCGAACGCCCGCACGCTGGCCTGGCAGTCCGGGCAGGTGATGCGGGCCGGGTACACCCCGTTCACCTTGGGTACGTCCTTCTGGTAGAGCTTCTTGCCGCAGCCCGGGACGTTCCGGCCGGTCGGCTGGCCGGTCGCCGGGTCGGTCTCGGGGACCGTCTGGGTCGAGCCGTCGGCGGCCGCGAAGTACGCGTCACGGGTCGCCGTGCAGCGCCAGCTCCACTCGACGTCGGCCGCAAACTCGGCCTTCGCCGCGGCCTTCGCCATGAGCCGGGTGGCGAACTCCTTGTTACTGGCCGGCCGCGGGCCCGCTTCCTTCAACGCCTTGTTGAGGTAGTCCCAGTCGCTCGCCTCGACGCCACTGCCCTTCTTCCCGCGCTCGCGCGTGATGTTGGAAATCGACGTCTCGAACGTCTCGCCGTTCTTCGTGCCGGCCGGCGACTGGACGATGACGAGCGGGGCGTCTTCGTTGAAGCGCACCTGGACGCGCTTGCCCTTCTGGCTGTCGATGGCGCTGAAGTTCTCGTCGTCGAGCGGGGACAGCGCGAACCGATACGTCCCGGGCTGGGGCGGGTCGGGGAACTGGCGTCCCTGCTCGGGCAAATTCTCGACGTCGACGGTGTCTTGCAGCTTTTCGGAACCGATGTCCTGGAGACTCATGGGAGAGGCCGCTCCTTTGCGGCCGGTCGTACCTGCTACAGCGAACGTGAACGCGTGAGACTACTCGACTTTCGTCTCCGCAGGCGGCGGCGTCGACGTCGACGGCCGTCGTCCGGGAGGGCTGACACTAATCGGCTTGGGCCCGGTCGGCGCGGCCAAGACTGGCGGCGGTGCGGTCGGGCCGGCGGTCGCCGTCTGCGCGGTCGTCGACTCGGCCACTACGGCCGGCGTCGCCACCGGGGCGGCCGCCACGACCGCCTTCTTCTGGCGCTGGGCGACCAGCTCGGCCGGGCTGAGCGGTCGTCCCCCTCCGCTGCCGACGGCCGGCGCGATCGGAGACGCGGGTGTCACTCCGGCGGCTGTCACCCCGCTCGAGGCCGGACCCTCCGGCGCCGCGTCCCCGACCTCGCCGGCGCCCAACCCCGGGGCGTCGGGGTACTTCCCCTTGTAGTCGGACTCGAGTTCGACGCGCACGCGGTCGATCATGCGGAAGACCGAGCCGAGGCTGAAGTCGACAAACGTCCGGCCGTCCGGCCGCTTGCCCGTCTCGGTGACGACCTCGTCTTCGACGTAGGCGGGGAGATAGCCCGGCGCGCTGCGCGTCTTACACATGTGCCGGCGGCCGGCCGCGTCGACGTAGGGCGACAGCATGATGCGTCGGTACTTCTTCCCGTCCCGCTCGACCTCCATCACCTCGAACGTGTTCCCGAACCACTGGAGCGCGGCCGCGATCTTGGCGCTCCCGGCGAAGTCTGGGCCGACGACGGTGAGACTCTCGTCGTCGCCTTCCTTGGGCAGGGCCGTCCAGATGGGCGACATGACCATGCCGGGAATCGACTGGGCATTGAGGATCCAGTTCTCCGCCCGCGCCTGGGTGAACCCGTACTGGGCCCGGTTGTTGCTGCCAAACCGCAGGCTGCCCGACTCGACAATCCCGCCGAGGTTGCTCTGCTCGCCGCCGAGGTTCCGGCGACTCAAGTCGTCCATGAGCCAGCTGGAGTAGGACGTGAGCCCGTCGTGGAGCACCGCGCCCACGGTCTCGAACCCCTTGGTGCGCCGGCTGGTACGCGTCACCTGCATGTTGGCCGCGCTCACGAGCACCGCGCAGGTCGGGCACGGTTTCCCCGCCGGCGGGAACGCCTGCATCGGCGACACCTGCACGAGGTGGCCGTTGGGGCAGCGCGTCTCGTAGGTCTCGGTCATCGGCGGCACGAGCTTCACCGAGGCGGCCGTCTCGCCGGTTCGCGGGTCGACCGACACCGGCCACCAGCCTTGGCTGGCCCGGTGGATCGTCTCGGGCACGAGTCCCGGCCCGCTCCGCGAGCGCACGCGCCACACGCGCACGATGCCGTGGTTGATGAGCGCCTGCATCTGCGTCGGGTAGCCTCCGCCGTCGGCGCAGTAGTAGAGGGACACCTTCTTGAAGGTCTCCCAGCAGTACTCGGCCGCCGTGGCGAGCAGGCTCGACTTGCCTGAGCCACTCGGGCCCATCACGAGGGTGGCCGAGGGCGAGGCGGCACTCGTCTCGTCGGTTTTTGGCGTCGCGTCCGCTGGGGTCGTTACGGTTTCAGTCATGTCGTCAGTCTCTCCGTGGCCCGTGACAGGGCCGGTCAGTCGGTCGTCGGATCCTCGTCGTCCTTCGCCGGGTCGTCGTCCTCGAGGATGCGCGTGAGCCACGCCCGCACGTACACCCGCGGGAGTTCCTCGGCTTCAGGCGGCGGCCCCTGCGCCAGATAGAAGGCCAGGGCGGCCGCGATCGTCTTCCACGCCTTCGCGCTGAAGACCTCGCCGTCGTCGTTCGCCGGCGCGAACACCGTGCGCGTGAACTCCGCATCAGTCACCGTCTCGGCTTCGCGACTGGCGACCGCACGCGCGACCTCGGCCTGCGTGCCCATGCCACAGCTCTGACAGCCGTCCTCGGGCGGCGTGTAGTGCTCGGTCCCGCACGTCCCGCAGCGCCACTTGAACGGCGCCCGCTCGAGCGCCTCACGCTCGTGAGGTTGCCGGCCGCGGAACCCGGGCGGCGGGACGATGGGATCGCTCACAGCGTCCTCCCGTCGATCGTCTCGTCGCTCACCAGCAGCCGGCGAATCTCCCCGTACGGCGTCGTATAGCGCACGGCCGCCGGCGGGGTGGGCGACCGGTCGGTGTTCATCAGTGATCGCATGAGCGTCTCGCCGACCCACGTCTCGGTGCCTTCGTAGATCAGCTCGTACTTCACGCGACGGAAGACGCCCTGGGTGTAGTCGGTGGCCATGGCTACAGGAGGCCCCGGCGCACGCACTCGTCGCGCAGCAGGTCGAGGTCGCTCGGCTTCACCCCGTAGTTAATCGTCTGGATGAGCGCCCCGTGCAGCGACGCCACCAGCTCGGTCGACGGGAGCTGCGTGAAGAACCCGCGCGGCGGCGGCAGCGGGTGAATCAGCTCGGGCATCGTGGGGTACGTCACCGTGCCCCCGTTCGGCACCGTCGTCGTCCGTCGTCTCGTCTTCGTCAGTCGTCTCGCCATGTCCGTCACTCCTCTACGGTATCTGCCGCGCCGTCAGTGGGCGGCAGGAGTCCTCGGCTAATCGCTTGCTCCAGCTCGGGCTGGTGATGCGGCCGGCGCGCGATGTACCCGATCGTCTCAGGCCGTTCCCAGCCCGGCGTGCGCTCGCACAGCGCCAGCTTGCTACACGTCTCGCCGAAGTACTGGTGGCAGGCGTCGCCGCGGTTCTGCGTGACGCGCGCTTCGAGCGCCGCCATAAAGGCCGCCTCGCCCCAGACGCCGCCCGTCTCGTGCAGCGCCCACAGCGTCTCTTGCCACCGACGTTCCTCGCCGCGCAGCTCGCGCAGGAAACTCTCGAGCTTCCAGTCATCCCGGTGAATCGGGCCAATCACGCGGCTCGTCTCGCCGAGCTTGCCCTCGTTGAGCAGCACGCGCGTCCAGTAATCCCCCGGCGACAGGCACCCGGCCCAGGTGGCCACGTCCATCTCCCAGAGCGGCGTCCGCTCGAAGAGCTTCCCCAGCCGGTGGCGTTTGCCGTCGTCGCCCACGTAGTAGAAGCTGGTCGCCCACTCCTCGTCCCAGAGCGGCGGGTTGGCGGCCTTCTTCCAGCCGTAGACGAGCGGCGAGTTCTGAAACTTGGGCCCGCTGGCCTTCCCCTCCTCGGCATTCCAGGTCGACTCGTACTTCCCCTTGAGCAGCGGCCAGAGGTACACCTCGTCGATGGTCTGGCCGAGCACGCGCTCGTCGCCGAGCACGCCCGCGATGAGCTGCACGCGGTAGTTATAGGCCGCCTCCCAGTTCGCCGACAGCATCGAGGCCGTCTTCACGTCGTGGTAGGCCAGGCCCCCCGTCTGCCGCCGGCGCGCGATGCAGTCTCCGCGCGTCATCCAGCCGATGCCTTGGCACTCGCGCGCGTCGTGGGCCTCGGCCTCGCCGATGCGGTCGCCCAGCCCACAGGTACATCCGATGACGGTCACCCGTTCGGTCTCGACTTGGACCACTTGCCACTCGGTGAGGAAGGCGGGGAGCGTCACGCGTGCCCACGCCCAGACGAGGCCCTCGAGCAGCTGCGTCTGCTCCTTCGTCCGCTTGGCGAGGGCCTCGGGGTCACCGAGCGTCGTCAACCCGCGCGTCTCGACGAGGCGGTCGTACGTCTCGATCGCTTGGCGAATGGCCGCGTAGACGAACGTGTCGGTCGGCAACCGGTCGTACTCCTCACACCATTGCAGAATCGCCGCAATCGGCTCGTGAATCAGCGTCCCGGTGACCGTCGGCACCGACTGGGCCAGGCGCGCGTACCCGTACCCGTTCGGGCCGGCGTGATAGGTGAGGTAGCGGTCCCAGGCACAGTGGCCGGTGCCGGTCTCGTACCGCGAGCGGTCGACAAGCCAAAGGGTGAGGGCCATGGCTACGCGCCGTCGTCGCCCGAGGCGTCCAGCACACTCGCCGCCGCCGCCTCGCGCGCCTCGAGCCACGCCACGAAGTCTGCGAAGGAGCACGAGAGCCGGTCTCGCCGGTTCCGCTCCGGCACCCACGTATCGACGTGGAGCGTCAACACGGGAGATCCCTCACCGAGCTGCCTCGCAAACGCGACATGGTGCTCGTCGGGCGCCTCGGCGCTGCCGCTGAGGACGCACGAACTCGTCGCGACGGTCGCGCCGTTCACCTGCGTATTCGTGTAGAGGAGGCCGGCCATTACTGCCTCGCCTCGACCCACGCCCGAATCCACGCGTCCAGGTCAGCCCGGAACGCCTTGGCCTCCTCGAGCTTCGGGAACAGCAGCGTCCAGCTCACGCCGCTCATGAACACGAACGGCGTCGGGTTCCCCGGATTCGTGTAGATGAGTGGGCGAATCTGAATCTTCAGCGGCTCGCCGGGCTGGAGTGCGGCGGCGCGCTCCTCGAGCGGCTTGTCGGGGTAGGGGTTCTGGCCGACTCGTTCAATCGTCGGGACGAGTACGGCGGCGGTAACTGCGGCGGTATCAGGCATGGATTGAATCCTAGTCGAGGGCCGCAACGGCTGTCAAGTGGTTATGTGACACGGGTGACATGGTGCGCCATGTCCCATCTGGCAGTCAAGCCACTAAATGTGGGGGTGTCGCGCAGTTACCACACTATTGACGTGGCGCCGTCGCGGAGATACTGTAGCCGCGGCCATGCCCACGACGACGCCCGATCCGCTGCCCCACTTCTTCACGGCCGGCTCGCTCTCGCTGCTCTCCGGCGCCAGCGGCGTCGGGAAGACGGCCTTTATCGCCATGTTGGCGCGCACGTTCCACGAGGGCGGCCAGATTGGCGGCCACCAGGCCACGCGCAGCCTGGTCGGCTACATCACCGGGGACCGCAGCTGGCAGGAGTCCCGCCAGTGGTTCGATCGCGTGGGCTTCTCCGAGATTGCCCAGTACTCGCTCGTCGATGACCGCACGTTCGACCTCATGAAAATCAGTAAGCGCGCCAGCGGGCCGGCCGCGCTCATCGAATGCGTGGACCGCCTCGAGCTGGCCGAACCGGGGATCATCTTCATTGATCCGGCCGCCTTGTTCATGGGCGGGAACCTCCTCGACTACCACACGGTCGCGTTGAGCTGTATCGAGATCCAACGGTACGCCATGGACCACGGGCACTGCCTGGTCGGCGTGTGTCACACGTCCAAGCAGAAAGCGGACAAGGGCGAGCGGTACCTGCGGATGCAGGATCGTATCAACGGGACCGGGGCGCTCCTCGGCTTCACCAGTACCCAAATGAACCTCGCCGGCCCGGACGAGACGGGACGCGACGATGGGCTCCTGCAGTGCTACGTGAATCCCCATCTGGCCAAAGCCGAGACGTGGTACCTCAAACGGGACGAGACGACCGGGCTCCTCAGCTTCACGACCGTCGACGAGACGGCCAGCGACGACCCGGGCGTCACCCAGATCCCGGCCGAGGACCTCATGGCCGTCTACGCGCTCCTCAACGAGCCGCCGACCCCGACGGCTACGGCCGAGATCCTCGAGCGGGCCAAGATTCCGCCGCGCACGCTCTACCGTCGCCTCCGTGCGCTCGAGGCCAAGGGGCTCATCTCCCAGCCCGATAAAGGGCTGTGGATGCCGACCGGAACACTCACGATCGGCTAGGCGAAAGACCCCCTCAAGACCCCCACCGCCACTATACAGACCCCCCGCTAAGGGGGGGAAGTGGTGGCAGGTGACACCCCCAACCACACCTATCTATATCCAATTAAAAGCGTTAACCATCTGCCACGAGGGGTGGCAGGTACTGTGGCAGATGGTACGCCGTGGCAGTCACCATGTGCCACCTGCCACTATTACAATAATAGAGTGGCAGACGAGTTAGACGAGCAGAATCATAGAGTTAACCCACCATGTGCCACCTGCCACTAACCTCTATAAGGGGTTACAATATCGTATGCATACATTGCATGCATAAACGGGATGGCCGGCGAGGGCGAAAGTCGCCCCGGCTACTCGTCAGCGTCCGAGCGCGTCACCGGGGCTCGACGCGGGGTGGCGTCCTTCAGCCCGGTCGGTTCAGGCGGCGCCGTGTGGACCGGGCACGGCGTGCCGCAAATGCACTCGAGGTGCGTCTTTTGCTCGCGCCGGGCGCCGAGTCTCCCGCCGGACGCGAACGACCCGAGGATGCGCATCTGCGCCGCCTCGCCAGGCGTGGGCACGTGATCAGGCGGCCGGGTGAGGGAATGGCGCGTCGGCTTAATCGGCCAGCACACAATCCCGAGGTACGCGCGGTACTTGCAGCTCCCCACCCCACAGCGAAACACGCCGGTTTTGTAATCGTAGGGATTCTGCGCCGTCACGCGCGCCCGGGCGCCGCTATTGCCGAAACGGTGAAACGTGCCACAGCGCGGGCACGTCAGCTCGGCCGCGGCGATGTGGCCGTAGATGCGCGGGCCGTGCGGGGGCTTGGGGTCGTCGTCCAGGTCGTCACTCATAGGCGCCGGTCCTTGGCAGGCGGGGCGATCGGCCCCCCGCGACAGGGAGACAGGCGACCGGGGGGCCGATCGCCTGTCTGAGGGCATCCTAGGCGGGAACGCCGATCCCCCGCACCCGCCCACTCTCGGCGTCCTCATGGCTGGTCCCCAGCGGGACGAGCTGCACGACGTACCCGCGCGGGTCGCCGCCGACGCGCGCGAGGTACCCGTACTGGGCGGCCAGGCGTTTCACTCGGAACGCCGTACGGCAGTCCGGGCAGTACTTCGTCGCCGGGGGATCGTCGTTAGCCTTGGCCAGCTCCGGCGCCCGCATCATGGCGACCGGCGCCCACCCGCCTTCGCAGCTCGAGCACACCACCGTCCGGCGCTCGCCGTTGTCGGCCGGCCAGTCGCCGTTACACTGCGCTTCGGCCAGGCGCTGCAGCGTGGCCGCGTACCGGAGCATCGTCCGGCCGTCGGCCACGGCCAGGTGTACGGGCTGATCGCCCTGACACACCCGGTCGCGGACAAACGCCACGAGGAACTCGTCGCGCTGGCTGGCTTTACTCATGGCGGCCTCCCTGTACGGCTGTCCCGGCTGTACGTACCGTACCGGCTGGGGCGGCCGGGCCCACCGGCCGCGCCCACTCGGTACGGTACGCCGGCCGCGCATCATGCGCGCGTGTGCTCAGCCGTGAACCGTCCTTGAGGAACTCGAACGCATGCGCGGCCACCCAGGCCGCGTCACTCATAAGCGGCACGTGGTAGGCGTGCCACTCGGCCTCGGTCCAGATGCGGCCGTCTGACGGCTGCCCCCTGAGCACCCCCGGAAACGGCCCGGACTGCGCGCAGCCCGGACACCGGCCGCCGTAGGTCTGCCGGGCGTTCTCATGCGTCCACCGCTGGACGTACGCCGCCAGGACTTGCGCGCGCTGGCGGTCGGTCAGATCGATCCCCTTAAGCAGCATGATCAGTCCCTCCCCGTGGCGCCGTCACCGTCGGCCGCGCGCACGTCCAGGTCAAAGCTCCCGACCGTGTTCCCGTTCGCATCCCGCAACCGGGCGGTATCGCGGCCGGCCTCAATCGCCGCGGCCGCCGTGCGGAGAATCCGCGCCACCTCGCCGCGGGCGTCCTCCTCAAATGCCGCGTTGTCCGTCGTGATCGTCAGTGTGAACATCTCGCCCTCCCTCTTAGCTGTACTCGCTGTACCGGCTGTACTAAGTACCGGCTGGGAGGTACGTCCCGGCTGTCCGTACCTCCCGTCACGCGGCCGGCCGTTTACCCCTTCGTCGGCGCCATCGGCATCATCACGACGGCCGCGAACCGGTCGACCGCCGTAAAGAGCGCCGCCCCGCCGGCCGCTTCACCCGTGCCGTGCTGCCAGGTCCAGGCCGCGCCGGCCATCGCGCGCAGATACGTCACGTCGAAGGCGGCCGTCGGCGCGGCCAGGTCCTCCCCGCACGACTCGCAGGGATAGACCTCGGCGGCGCTCACGCCGGCGCTGACGTCCTCGGCGCTTACGCGCACGCCCGCCGTGCACGGCGTGAGGGTGATCCGGCCCGTCTTGGGGGCGCACGTGGCGACGCGGCGCACGACGTCAAAGAAGTCGATCCCCAGCGTGGCCACGCGTGGCAGGTCCTCCCGCACGATCGGCGCGCGGGACAGCCCCGCGATCCCCGGCCCGGGCTCGAGTAACGCGAAGTGGCCATCGGTCACGCCAAGCCAGTACCCGTCGATCACCGGCCGGCCGTGGTACTTGTCGGCGTACTTGGGATCGCCCAGCTCGCGCAAGCCGGCCAGGATCACGGCCGCCGGCCGGCCCTTGGCCGTCACCGTCTGGACCGCCGGCGTCCGCGGATCAGGTTTGGCGGCCGCCGCATCCCGGCGCCCGTCGACCTTGGCCCAGTCTCGCGCGATCCGCGCGCGCCGCGGGTCCATCCCGTCACCCTGTACCGCCGGCGCGAAGGTGTACCCGCGCGCCGCCGTGCTTTGTGTGCTGTGCATCCTGTCACCCTCCCCAGGCCGCCAAACGTGCAAACGGCCCGCACCGTCAATACTAGTGCGGGCCGGTATCGCTTGTCAATGGGTAGAGTAGTCGTGCGCCGGCTTACCAGCTCCCAGCGTTCGCGAACGTCGGCGGCCAGTGCTGCGTACAGTGATCCTGCGTACCGGCGCCCGCCCACGTCACGCGGATCGTGTCGCCCGGCATGGCGCCGCGATCTAGGTAGGCATGGATCGCCCGCACGGGCGGCCACGGCACGATGTCCGACAAACGCGCGGCGCCATAGCGCCACGCCGCGCGATAGGCGATCCACGTGTCGTCGGTGAGCTGTCCGGCGCGCCATGCCGATTCAACGCGGCTGTACGGCGCGGTGAGTGTCCAATCAGGTAGATAGGCCACCATTTACGCCTCCTCCGTCTCAGGCGCCGGGACACACGCGCGACACAGGACGGCGCCGTCGACGATCTGATACGCGGGCGTCCAGCTGTAGCTATCGGGCTGCGTCCGTACGGCGCCGCCGCAATCCTCGCAGGTGATCCACTCATCCGACCATTCGACCGCGTAGCCCAGGTCCTCGAGGACATCCGCGATATCCGAGGGAAACACGTTCCAATCGGCCATTAAGACACCCGCGCGCGGTTGGGTGTACCCGGGCTCCGCGTACACAGGGGCGTACCCCAGGTTATCGATCTCCGCTTCACCGGCGCGCCGGCGCTGGCGATCGTAGTCGGCGCGCGTCGCGACGGTCGACCCGTCATTCACGTACCCCTGTCCAGGGACGTGCGCCGAGTAGCAATGCGCCGGCCGGGCCAGGGACTGGCGGAGTACATCGGTGAGTGTTTCGTGAGCGTCTGACATGAGGTGTCCTCCCAGCGCGAACGATACCCCATCCCCTATCGCCAGTCAACCCCTATCCTTCCATTGACTCTCAGCCGATACCCTGCTAGGCTTAGCACTGGAGGTTAGGCATATGGCGAAGCACACGTACAAGACACTTGCGGGAGTGACGCAGTACAAACCGTCCCTTCGATGGGTACAGTCGGTGATCGAAGGCGATAACTGCGAGGGATTCTGTCTCGCGTGCGGGAATACCCAAGGTGGCTGCGAACCCGATGCACGCCGTTACACGTGCGAGACGTGCGGCGCCGCCAAGGTGTACGGCGCCGAGGAGCTGCTCCTCATGGGCCTCACGTACGGCAATGCGCGCGCCGAGGTCGACGCCTAATGCGCGTCACCCATCGCGGCATTACGTCGACCGTCGACACGTCCGAGGACATCTACACACTCATTGACGCGTCGACCGTCGCGAGCTGGACGGCCGATCAGTGCCGCGCCTATCTCCTTGAGACTTGGGGCCAGTGTGGCCAGTCCCAGCATGCCGCGCGCGAGCGCACGCGACACGTCCGGCAACGTCTAGCCATGCTGCAGCTCGCGGAGCTGTGGCCGAGTGATCCGAGGGACTAGTCGACCGTCGACGCGTCGACACACGTCGTCCAGCTCGAGCGCACGCCTAACACGCGGTAGCATCGACTCCCGATAAGGGTATTGACTGCTACCGCGTGCGCGTGTATGCTTTCAGTAGGCAACCTGTTTGGGAGGACTGACACCATGCGTACGCGAACATCGACGTTACCCCTCGGCACCGTTTCGGAGGCGACGTTGCGACTCGAGGACCTGATTCCGGCCGTTTTAGGCGCCTTATCGACGATTCGACTCACGAAGAGTGAGCGGATTACCTGCCGTACGATCGCGGCGACGTCTGATCACGCCTCCGAAGATGCGCCGTACTGGGCTGAAGGTGCATCCGAGGACTACGAAACGTTGTGCAACATCGCGGAGAGTCACGTGCCCGATTACTGCTACTTTGGCAGCATCGAAGGCGACGGCGCCTGTATCGGCGTGTGGCCATGCTGGGAGCAGCTGGAGGACGATACGCGCGCGCATCATGGGTACCTTGATCCGAAGGACTACCGCGATCGTGACGCCGGCGTGACGAAGATTAGCGACACGAGTGAGCGTACCAACGTCGCGACGCCGTACGCCTTGCACGTCAACGACCATGGGAATGCGACGTTGTATCGCCGCGCGGGTGTGCGCGGCCGTTGGGTGGAATGCTGGGCTGTGGTCTAAGGACGTCGTCGCGTCGCGAGTCTCACGGGCCCAGCTGACTCTCGCGTCGCTGGGCCCGTGCTGCGTACGGCCGTCGACGCCGGCGACACTGGCGACACTGGGAGTCGAGGACCTGCTAGGCATTGCCGGCGACGTCGCCAAGCATTGTCGCCGGCCCTACATAAGGATAGGCGTCCAGCTCGCGTCGCGTCGCCGGCCTGTACCCTCCACCTCGAGTTCACGCTATCCGGCCGGCTAGGTCGTGCGCACCAGGACGGCCGGCGCTTGTCGCATGCAATAGTCATACCAGGGGCGAACCGGCGGAATTGTCCGACGGGGCCGGGGGTGGGGGCCTCGTCCATGGCCAGTGGCCGACGCAAATTTTTTGTCGCCCTCTTGCCTGCCTCTCTCGATTACGCTATCGTAGTGGTCGTCTGACGACGTCACCCACCCACCACCCCGACGAGGAGCGACCCATGAGTACCCTGCGACCCGAGATGCGCACCGCCTCACCCGACACGCCCTGCCCCTCGAATGGGACGGCCTACCTGATGACCTACAACGCGGTGCTCGCGGCGCCGGGGTTGATTCGCGGCAAGCTCGATGGCGCCCAAGGCGAGCACTGCGCCATCGGGTGGGTGTTCGCCAACAAGACCGCGCCACTCGCGCTGAAGTTCGACTTCATCGACGAGGTCGCCATGGTCAATGACTCGGTGCCGGCGAGCGCGTCGCCGAAACAGCGGCGACTCGTCGTGCTGCGCTGGCTGCGCTGGAAGCTGCAACAGGCTGGGATGGCGATGCCGGGACGGCCGAGTCGCCGGCCGCGGTAGTGGCTGTGCTACGCTAGCCGCCAGCACGTCGTCGCTCCGCCCGCCGACTCCGCCGGTCACTCCCGCGCCGACGTCAGCGGCGTTCAACGACGAAGGTGGTTTCGCGTTGGCCTGGCTCGCCCCGGGCCGACTCGTCGAATCCCTTCAGGCGCTCCGCGGGCCGACTCCGACGACGTGCGCTTTGGCTTCGCCAAAGCCGTGGGGGCTCGCGCCCCCACTGTCCCGCGGTCCTCGCGGGACTTGACAATCGTAATTACAGTCGCGTATCGTTCCCTCGTCGCGCGCGCGGGAAGGGACCCTCGTCGCACGCCGTCTAGGCACATTCTTTCGAGGATGAGCCGAAGAGCTGGGGAGCCGGATCGCCTGCCGACGACCCCACCGACGCGCGCGACGCTTCGACTGAGCCCACCGTTCGGGGGCATGGCTGCACCTGACCAGGGACCGAAGGCGCCGGCTGAGGGCTGCGTCGTCTCCGGGGAACACCTTGGATGGTTCGGTGGGCTCAGTCGAAGCGAGGGGCGAGGACGCCCACTCGGTGACGCCCCTCACGGGGCGTCCACCCGCGACGCTGGCATTCGCTGTGCAACCACCTGAGTCGCCCACGACCATGACCGTCTACAAGACGCCCGACGCCATCGACCTGGCGACGCCGACCCACCTCTATTGGGTCGCGCTGTCCCATGTCGACTGGGCCGAGCCGAAGGTCATGGTCGTGCGGGGCGGGCCCGACGACCTCGAGGCGGTGGTCCGCCTCGTGGAGCAGGCCGCCTGGATCCCGCCGGGCGTCGAGTACGGGATTGAGCGCGTCGCGCCGGTGGGGGATTGCTGCGCAACGCATGGGAAGCTCTTCGCGCTGCGGCCGGGCGTGCTCCATCCGGTGAGCGCGCTTGAGGACGAAGGGATTCATGTCCACGCGTGAGGCGGGCGAGGCGCGGACGCCTCGCGGGGGGCCCCGTCGCCGGGGCCCAGCCGCGCCCGACCCGGCCGCCGATGCGGTCCTCGCCAAACTGGGTGACGAGTTCCGGCAGCTGTACCGGCTGTACGGCCACCCGGCCGGGCTGAACTCGGCCCATCGGTTCCGCGTGGAACACGGCCGCGCGAAGCTCCAGACGATTATCAAGGTGGCCGCGGCGTACGGGTTCGGCGTGGAGCTGCGCCTCTCGCGGCCGGCGCCGAGGATCACGGCCACGCCGCCCGAGGGTGTGACGCTCGACGAGACGATCAGATGAGCGCCGACCTGGTGAAAGTGGCGGATCGGACGTGGACGCATCTGAAACTCTGGGCGCGCCGCAGCGATGGCACGGCCTTCTTCGTCAACGTGCCCATTGACCCGGGGGCGCCGCCGCTCACGGAGCTGACACACCTCGAACGGTCGCCGGAGTTCGCCCACGACCTTGACGCGGCCTTCGACCTGCTCACGAGCTTTCGTGACTGTGGCTGCACCGAACGGACGGCGTGTGCTTGGCACACGGCCTATCGCCCGCCCACGCCATGAGCCTGGCCGACCTCCTCCGCAGTTCGCGCAGCCTCGACCGGATCGCCGACGCGCTCGAACGGCTCGCCAACGTGGCCGAGGGGAAGTTCGTCCCGCTCCCCGTCTCCCCGGAAGACGAAGCGACCGCCGCCATTACCTACGTGGACGACCGGCGCATGGCCGCGGCGTACGAGATTGAGACGCGGCTGCGCCGGCACCTCAATCGCGACCCCGAGCCCGAGGAAATCCTGCGGGAGCTGGACGGCCTGACCGCGCGGGAGGAGATTCCGCCCGAAGACGTGTCGCCGCTGCCGTTCGTGCGTCGCTAAGGAGAGGCCATGGAGTTACCGCAGTACCGCTGCCACAAAGTCGTGCGCGCCGCCAAGATCGTCCGCATCGACCTGCATCCGACGATGGGCGGCTTGGGGCGGCTCCTGCTGGGATGGCCGGATGGGACGACGGTACCGTGGCTCGTGCCGCCCAGCTACGCGGCCAAGCACGACCCGCAGGTCGGCGGCTACTTCGTCGTGTACGAGGACGGGTACCAATCGTTCTCGCCAGCCGCCGCGTTTGAGGCCGGCTACACGTTGATCGGCGCGCTGAGTGAAACGGCCGCCGCGCCGCTCCCACCGATCTCGCCTCGCGCGCGCGAGTAGCGGTAGAATGCCCCACCGATGCGGCCGCCCACCCGCGCGCTCTCCCTCGTCTCCACCGCCTCGAAGCGCGAGGGCGACGCCTTGGCCGCTCGCGAGACCAGCCGGGTCTACGCCCAGCCGGGCGCGGTCGCCGCGGTCCGCGCCTTTGAAGCGGCGGTCGGTGGCCGCGTGAAACTCATCGAGGCGATGCTCCAAGCGCCGCCGTCGAGCGCGCTCGACTATGTGGTCGGCCTCATCGCCGACCCCCGGGAAGACGCGACCGATCTCGCGGTCCTGTGCGCGCGTGGCGGGGTGACGCTCGGCGAACTCCTCGAAGCCTTCAAGCAAGGCACCTACGCCAAGATGGCGGTCCTCTCGGTCTACCGGCTCGCGCAGGCGGCCCCGGCGGCCGTCGAGGATCTGGCCACCCGGTCGGCGCCGTACGACGAGACGTGTCGCGCGTGTAACGGCACGGGCTCGCTCGCGCCGACCACGCCCGACGGTCGCCCGTCCCCCTGCGAGACCTGTAACGCGCTTGGCACGATCCGCCAGCTCCCCGAACTCGAGCGCCAGAAGCTCTTCTTCGAGATGACGAAGCTCGTGAGCAAAGGCGGTGGGGGCATTACCACCAACGTGGGGGTGAATGTCGCACCGGCGGCGCCCCTCGTGCCCAGCCAAGCCTACGATCGGCTGATCACGGCCGTGGACCGCATCTTGTATGGACGGGCGAGCGAGGACGACTCGCCCGAGGCCGACGCCCGTGGCGTCGTGGACGGCACCGTCGTCGCCGAGGCTGACATGACAGAAGCGCCCGACGCGTCCAACCGAAACCTTACCTGTGATACAACGACCGCACCCTCAGCGTCGTTGTCGTCATCGGAGTCGCTCCCATGACCGCGAGGGCCACGCGCTACGCGGTCGGGTCCATCGCCGTCGTAGCCCTCGTCGCGATGGAGCGGTGGCTGATGTCGCAGGACTGGACCGACTTTGCGAAGTGGTGCGCCTCGCTCGGGGTCGGCGGGATCCTGGCCGCCTTCATGTTCATGTTCTACCGGCGCGACATGAAAGACCGGCTCGCCAATCAGCAGCAGCAGACGGATCTGCTCACCGACGTGGTGAAGGAAAACACGTCGGCGATTACGACGCTCACGACGGAAATCCGGCTGCGCGGCGGGTGGCTGAGCGAGCGGTACGCGCCCCGATCTGAACGGCACACGTAGCCCGCTAGACAATCGTCACACGCGCGCGTTATCCTCCCGCCATCGTGGTTGTCGGCTTCCTCGCCGCCATTCTCCTCACCGTCATCGTCTTTGGAGTGCTCACCATGGCCAAGCTCGCAGACGTGAACGACGCGATCACCACCCAGACGGCCGCCATCGTGGCGCTCGCCGCCCGCATTCCAACCCCCGGCGCGGCCACCGAAGCGGACCTCGATACGGTCAAGGCCGGCATCGACGCCAACACCGCGTCCATCAACCAGCTCGTGCCGCCCGTCACGACCACGCCGTAGGCGAGCCCCTCCATGGCCGACCACCTCGCCCCGTCGCCGCTCGGGCCGTCGATTCCCTGCCTCATGCAGGTGAATCCCTTCACGCCGAAGATTGACGGCAGTCTCACCTACCCGCAGACGAAACTGCGCGGCGGGTTGTTTTACGTCGGCGAGGCCAACTCAGGCGCCGGCGGCGGGGCCCGGTACGTCTTCATCTCGGACGGCAGCTTCTACGTGTTCGACGCGAAGACCGGCGCCGGGCGGGTGGGCGGCCCGGACACCGCGCCGAGCTTCCCGCAGGAAGCCATTCTCGTGTTCGATGGGGCGAAGGTCACCGCCCAGCCGGGCTTCGACTGGTTCGCGCTCACGGGCGGGAACCCGCCGGCGTTCGATTACTCGGTGACGCGGAGCGACCAGGTCGCCGGCGCGGTCTAGCCCGTGGCGCTCCTCTCACTGGCGCCGTACTACATGGGTCGGGGGCACGGCCGCGGGCCTCGGCCCCCCGCCCCACCCGACCGGATGACCCTCATGCGCGCCCCGTGGCATTTCCAGGGGCTGCGCGTCCCAGGGCTCCCCATGCCGCCGAACACCGGCTGGTTCGAGCCGGCGCTCGCGTGGATTGCGAAGGCCGACCGCCCGAAGGTGTACGCCGTCAAGCAGGCCGCCGGCGACCGCCTCTATGGCGTGTCGCTGTCGGGCGCGTATCTGGAATCGGACCAGCCGTATGCGCAGTTCCCGGGCGTCGACTTCAGCCAGGACCTCCCGAGCCTCAACGCGCTCATCGACGAGATTCTCCCGTACGGGTACGTCCGGTTGTTCCTCGCCGGTGACGGCCAAGGCGCCGGCCCGGGGTACAACGACCCGGTCGGCCGGACCTACGGCCACGCCTGGCTCATGGCGAACTTCGAGCGCGTGGTCGCCTCGCTCGGCTGGCGGGCCCAGTTCATCCAGTTCATCCCGGGGTACGACGCCATCTTCTACGGCTGGTCGCCCGAGCAGGTCGCGGCCTTCGGGGCCCTCTTCGAGGCCACCGTGCGGGTGAAATACCCGCACGCGGTGCTCGCGCTCGAGCACGACATCGGCCACCCGCCGCTCGGCGACGGCGCGCTCAACTACGGCGTCGGCACGCAGATGGCCGCCTACGACATCGTCGCGAGCGAGTACAACGGCCAGGGCGGCGACACCCAGTGCTTGGTCCACGACGACAACGTGTGGCAGATTAACGGCCGGCTGCGCTATCCCGACGACCCGTACAATCGGCCGCCCGACCAGCCCGCGCACGACGACCCGAACCCGCCGGGGTACTTCGCCGACAGCGCCCGCGGCCCCATCCTCCATGAGTGCATGGAGTGGGCGACGTATTACGACGTGCGCGGGTGGTGTACCCCGGCCGGCATCGAGCACGACCGGGCGTATCTCCGGGCCATGGTCCCGAACAGCCTCATCGCGTAGACTGCCCCCGCATCCCCGGACAGGAGACCCCATGGGCATCGTCGAGTTCTTCCTCCTCGTCATCGTGTGTGTGGTCCTCGCGTGGTTCGCTGTCCTCATCGCGAAGAAGTTCGAGGCGCCGGTGCTGGTCCAGCAGGTCATCTGGGGCGTCGCGATTCTCGTGATTCTGGTGACGCTGGCGACCGCGCTCGGCCTCACCCACTACGACCCGCAGATTCCCCGGTTGCGCTAGGTTCGCCTTCCCCCGGGCGGGTCGCCGACGGGACTGGGCCACCTCACCCCGAGGCGGACCCCATGGACGGCCCCCCGGGGGGCTTCCCTTCCGTCGCATCTCTGGTAGACTCTCGGCCCATATGCGCACCTTGCACTGGGTGGCCCTCGGGGCCTTCTTCACCGCGCTGTCGGCCCTCGTCTCGACGCTCCCCACCTGGGTCGAGGCCACGCACCCGCCGTTCATCGGCGCGGTGATTGGCATGATCGGCTCGTTCGTCGTGGCGCTCGTCGCCGGCGCCCCGACCGAAGGGTCGGCCACGGCGGCCGTCGCTCAGTCGCTCCACCTCATGCCGAAGGATGGGCAGTAGTTATGCGTCTCCTATTGCGCCGACTCGATACCCTCATCGGCCGTCGCCCCGAGGTGCTGGTCGCCGCGCCGCTGGCGGCGTTCATCCTCTTCAGCGTGATCGTCTTCACGGCCTGCCCGACGACGCCCCCGAACCTCTCGCCGGCCGGCGCGACCGCCTTCAACAAGACGCGCGTCGTGAAGGCGCTCGACCTCGTGCGGGACACCGCCATCCTCGCCAATGCGCAGACGCCGCCCGTGCTCTCGACCGACGACACGCGGCTGGTGGTGCAGTTCCACGAGGCGACGATCAAGACGTTGCAGGCGACCGATCAGGGTTGGCAGGTGGCCGTCTCGACCGCCGTGACCGAGTTCAGTAAGACGCTCACCCCGGCCCAGCAGCACGTCATCGCGCCGTACCTCGTCCTCCTCCAGACCCTCATCGCAGGACTCAGCTAATGGGCGCCGCCGCCCCGCTCGTCACGATCGCCATCCAGGAGCTGCCGGCCCTCATCGGCTTCCTCAAGGCCGCCTTCGCGTCGCGCAATCCCGGCGTCGCCCCGCCGACCGACGCCGAGGTCATCGCGGCGTACCTCTCGGCCTGCGCGTCGTCGATTGCCACCGACGAGGCGTGGCTCGCCGCCCATCCAAAAGCGTAGACTGGCCGCGTGTTCCACCCCGAGGTCATCGACCGCGCTGAACGCGCGGTCAGTGCGTCCCTGAAGGGGACGCTGCCCGGCGGCCGTCTCGTCCGCCGCTCGCTCGACGAACGCTGGACGATGCGCGACCAGCTCGCCTCAGCCGCCCCGAAGAAAAAGGGCGAGCCCGCCTCGCGCGCCCTCACGTCAGCCGAGTCCGACTTCATCACGCACGAGCTGCTCCTCGCCAAGCTCGACTACCGCTACTGGAGCGACGCCTGGGCCGTCATCACGAAGGAGACCCAGGACGCCGCGCCCATCCATCCGCGCTGGGCGAGCCAGCAGCTCTTCCTCGACCACGTCGCCGCCATGGAGATCGACCAGTTCCGCGCGGGCAGCCAAAACGGCGTCCTCGTGAACGTCGGCAAAGCCCGCCAGCTGGGCCTCTCCACCGAACTGGAAGTCATCATGGCGCACGGCGCGACGACGCAAACGGCCTTGCGGGGACTCGTCGCCGCCGACGTCGAGGACCAGTCGAAGTACCTCTTCAGCCTCTTCGAGGGCATCGTCAAGGAACTCCCGTGGTGGCTGCTGCCGACGCTTGGGGCCTACGACACCGGCCGGTTCTGGTCGACCGCAACCAACCGGACGGAAGTCCGCACCGCCTGGGGCAAGTCGTCTCGCGGCGGCTTGGCCGACGACGCCAAAGCCAAGGGCAACATCGGCCGCGGCAAAACCTTCGGCCGGGTGCACCTCTCGGAACTCTCGACCTGGGAGAAGCCCGACCAGATCGACGATGGGTTAATCCCAGCGATTCCTCGTCGCCCGCGGTCCTTCGCCGGGTTTGAATCCACCGCCAAGGGCCGGCACGACTGGTGGCACACGCACTGGACGGCGACCGCGCGGGGGAAGACGCGGTTCCGCAACATCTTCATCCCGTGGTACGTCGAGCCCGAGAAGTACTGGGCCGTCCCGACGAGTCTCTCGTGGCAGCCCGACGCGGGCACGCTCGCCCATGCGGTGGCCGTCGAGCGCGAATCCCCCGAGTGGCTCTTCGGCAAGACCATCCGGCTCACGCGTGAGCAGCTGGCCTGGTACGAGCAGACGCGCGACATGTACACCGAGAAGGGCGACCTGTACAAGTTTTACGAGGAGTACCCGGCGACGCCCGCCGAGATGTTTCAGTACTCGGGCCGCTCGGTCTTTACCGCCGCCACCCTCGAGGCCGTCCGCCGGCAGGAGACCGCGCCGCGGATTCTGAAAATCGAGCCGGCTAAGGACATCGCGACCCTCAGAGCGTGGGAACGCAGCGACGAGGGGCGCTCAGGCGCCCCACGCCCATGAGCGAGCCCCTGATCCTCCCAGCCGGCATGGGCTTCCGCGTGCCCTCGGCGCAGGAACTCCGCGAGACCGCCGAGGCCACGTCCCTCGGTCTGGATCTCCTCCTCTGCTATGAACCGCCCCGCCGGCGTGGCACCTACCGCTACGTCATCGGCGCCGACATCGGCGACGGCCTCGGGCTCGATCGCTCGGTCGCCCAAGTCGTGCGCCAGGGATCGATCGACGAGCCCGACGAGCAGGTCGCCGAGTTTGCCAGTGACACCATCGCGCCGGCCGAATTCGCGTCGATTCTCCTCGCGCTCGGCGACTGGTACCGCGACGAGTCCGGGTACGAGGCGCTCGTCGCCATCGAGTGCAACAACCACGGCCTGTCGACCCAGGACACGCTGCAACTCCACCTGGGGTACACCCACTTCTACCGGTGGGAGTACTACGACTCGGCCGACCCGTCGGCGCGGTTCTCGACCAAGATCGGCTGGATGACGACGACGCGCACCCGCCCGATCCTCCTCGACAAGTTCCGCACGGCGCTCACGACCCGCGACGCGGTCACCGGCCTCCCGGACCTCATCACGCACTCGCCGCACCTGCACGAGGAACTCAAAGACTTCCAGACGCAGGGCGCGCTCTGGGAAGCCGAGGCCGCCAAGGGCGCCCATGACGACCGCATCATGGCGGCGGCGATCGCCTACTACTGCACCTGGCGGCTTCGAGCGGGGGAGCAGGAACCGCTCGAAGATCGGCGCCGTCGGCGGAGCGAGCAGAAAAGCGTGCTCGCTCGGGTGGCTGAAGCCACCCAGGCCGGCACCCCCGACTTTCGCAACACGGCCTGCACGGCCGAGGAAGCCACCTCGCTCCCGACCGGCCCGGACGCGACCGAGGCGGCCGACGAAGAGGCGTTGTATGATCTGCGCGCGACGGACGTGAGTGCCCATGACGGGTTCTTCACTATCTAGCCCGCGAGGTGTGTGATGCGCGTCTCCCTCCCTGACGACCTGGTCGACCTCTACTCCCAGTACGCCGACGCCCACGCGCTGCCGGTCGAATCGGTCATCGCCGACCAGCTGGTCCATGCCGCCCCGACGCTCGGCCGCCCGCATCTCACGCTCGATCAGGCCACCCTCGAACTCCTCGCCAAGAAGCTCGGCGCGGTGACGTTTACCAGCGTGGCCGACCTCGTCATCCGCGTGTCGCAGCTGGCCGGGATCCGCTTCCACCGGGTCGACCTCGACTTCACGCCGTCGCAGCTGGTGGAACTCGAGACGCGCGCCGCCCGCCAAGGGCTGCCCGTCGAGCGCCTCATCCGCGAGATCCTGCGCACCTTCAACGACCAGTTCTTCTGGAAGGCGACGGGCGACCTGCCGGTGCTCGTGCGGGAAGCGGCGCAGGCGGACGAGGACGCGCGGTTGGATGCGGCGATTGGCGTGCCGCCGCCGGCGCTCAAGCCCGCCGCCAAGGCCCCGAAGGCCGCGCGAGCCTAGCCCGTGCCGAACCACGATTATCAATGCCCAAGCTGCGGGGCCGTCTCGCGGAACGTCTACAGCCGCCTGTACACGCTCCCCGAACCGCGCGTCCGTGACGGCTACCGCGTGACGCAGGACTTCGAGCGGCCGACCTGCGGGACGTGTGGCGACCCGCTCGTCATCCTCCCCCCACGTGTCGCCGTCGACGCCTACGAGCCCTTCGGCGAGTTTTCCACCTCGGTCGAAGACGGCCGCGGCGGCTACCGCACCGAGCATATCGACTCGCTCGCCAAGCTCCGCAAGGTCGAGCGCGAATCCGAGCAGCGGTACCGGAACGGCGAGGGCCGCCCGATGGCGTGGCGCGACTATTCCCAGGACCGCTCGAACCGCGACGTGCACTCGCTCATGGCCGACCCGTCGGAAGCGCCGACGAAATCTTCCAAGCTGAAGGTGCGCGCGGTGGGCGGCGAGCCGACCGGCGACCTCGGCCCGGGCGTCACCGAGTCGACACCCTCGCCCCTCGACGCGCTATAGTCTCCGCTCATGGCGGATTACTCGTCCTCGGGCCTCGAAGGCATGGGCCTTCCCTCCCTCACGCACGATGCGGTCAGCGGCACCGGCGACCCGCGCGTCCTCGGCTGGATCAAGGAAGCCGTCATGGAGGGCGACCGGATCAACCGCTCGGACCCCTTCTACGACCGCGCCGAAATCGGGATGCGGTACGTCTCGGGCGACCAGCGCGTGAATGCCGAGAACGCCGCCGAGCCGCCGGCCTACCTCCCGCGGACGACGCTCAACGAATCGCGCCGCGTCGTGAACGCCCACGTCTCGGCCCTCACGGACCTGAAGCCGCTCTTCTCCTACAAGTCGATGGACCCGGCCTTCACGCTCCAGGCCGACTATCTCAACAAGCTGACCGTCGCCTGGTGGGTCACCGCCATGGCCGACATCGAACTGGGCTACGTCATCAAGTACGCCGAGGCGGCCGGCACCGGGGATCTGGTCACCGAGTGGAACCCGTACACCACCCTCGGCGGCGACATCGCGATCCAGGCGCGCGACTTCCGCGACACCCTCCCGATTCGCCCGGCCCCACACGGCCGCTCGGTCCAGAACTGGGAAGGGCTCATTCTGCGCGAATCGCACACGGTGAACGTCCTGCGGTCGCTCTACCCGCAGTACGCCTCGGCCTTCCGGCCCACCACCGACTCGATGCTCAGTACCCTCATGGGCCGGTTCCGTCAAATCTCTGGCCGCTTCTTGTCCCCCGCCAACGACACGCTCTCGGGCCTGAACGCGCCGGCCATGGCCTCGCGCGTGCGCAGTGGCGAGATCCTCCTCTACCGGACCTATCTCAACGACCGCTCGCAGAACCTCACGACCAAAGCGATTCCCATGGGCACGCCCGGCGCGTCCTGGTCGTACATCGTGCCGCCCGGCGGGTACCTCTACCCGTACAAGCGCATGGTCGTGTCGACCCCCGAGCAGATCCTCTACGACGGCCCCTCCCCGTACTGGCACGGCCAGTACCCGGTCAGCCGCCTCAAAATGTGGGACCTGCCGTGGCATTTCCTCGGGCAGGGGCTCCTGAACGACCTGATTCCCATGCAGGACGGGATCAACCAGTCGATTCAGGACGTGCTGCTCGGCATTCGCAAGTGGATGGACCCGGCCGTCGTCTACGACCGCGGGGCCGTCAGCGAATCCTTCATGCGCCTGTACGACGCGCGCCGGCCCGGTAGCAAGGTGAAGCTCAACCCGACCGGCAGCAAGGAAGGGTTCAAGCCGCTCGAGGGGCCGCCGCCGCAGGTGATGCAGCTCTCGCTGGAAATTATCCAGTTCCTCCTGCAGCGATTCGACTCGCTCTCGGGTACGCCGAACCTCCAGGAGATTCTCGCGCTCCGGCAGCTGCCCGCCGCCGACACGATCGACAAGGCGCTCCAGGCCCTCACGCCCGAGCTGCGTCAAGAGGGCCGGCAAGTCGAAGCCTTCCTGCGCGACGTGGGCGAGCAGTCCAAAGTCCTGCGCTTCCAGTACGAGTCGTCCGCGCGCCGCGTCACGATCCTCGGCGACGCCGGCACGCTCCTCCAGGACTTCGACTTCGACCCCGAGGTGCTCGTCCCGGCGCTCACGCCCGGCACGCCGGGGTACTCGCCGCTCATCGACGCCCAGCTCACGCGGGACCAGCGGGCGCAGGGCGTCCACAAGAAGATCGTCTTCGTGCTGGCGCCCAATTCCATCCTCTCGCTCAACGCCATGGAGGGGAAGCTGATGAAGCTCCAGCTCTCCCGCATGGGCATGATGGATGTCTGGTCGCTCTGGGAGGCGCTCGAAATCCCGAACGCTGGGGCGCCGCCGAAGATTCCGCTGCCGCCGCTGAAGCCGCTCGACCCGCAGATCGTCCAGCAGGTGATGCTCCAGGCGCAGCAGGACCCGGCGCTCGCCGCGCAGCTGTCGCAGCAGTACACCATCGACCCGGCGACCGGCCAGATTCTCGAGATCCGCGAGCCGGTGACGATTGTCGAGCGGCTGCAAGCGCAGGCGCAGCTCGGGATCGGCATGACCCAATCGGCCGCCGGCCGTCCCGCCTCCGCGCAAGCCCCGCCGCACATGGAGCAGAAGTCGGACGGCCGCACCACCGTCGCCGAGTCGACGCACGACAAGGGACCGAATTCCCGTCCCGGCCCCGGTACCTAGTGGTCGGTTGTTGACACAGCCACTATTAGTCGCGCACAATCCCGTCCCATGGCGTACGAAGGCTTCAAGGCCGTCGAGGCATCCGCCGCGAAATCCGGCGCGCGCAACCCCGGCGCGGTTGCCGCTGCCGTGGGTCGCAAGAAGTACGGCGCCAAGAAGATGGCGTCGGCCGCCGCCTCCGGCCACTCTCTCAAGGGCGCCAAGCCCATGGCGAAGGGACGCTAGCAATGGCCGCACCCACCTACGGGAAAGAGCTGCACACGATTCCTGGCGCCTCCTCCAAGGGGAATGAAATCAAGGCGCCCGCGATCAACCTCGACAAGGGCGGCAAGCGCGGCGGGAAGTCGGGCAAGCACGCGGCCCACAAAGCCTCGGGCCACCACCCGATGGGCGCCGGCCACATGTCGGGGAAGCGGTAACGGCCATGGGCAGTTCACCCGTCGGCATGCCGTCGTCGCACAAGCCGCCGCAGCTGCACGGCCACGACAAGTACGACGTCGAGGACGGCCTGCGGACGATGGAACAGGCCGAGGCGATCAAGTCGAAGCCCGGCCTGCACGGCGCCATCAAGAAGCACGCGGCGAGCAAGGCGCGACACATGCGCAAGATCGCCGGGACGCGGTAGCGCCATGCCGTTCTCCACCGTCGAGCAGGGCATGAAAGAGTTCAAGTCGGGCGACCTGCACTCGGGCAAGGGCGGCCCGAAGGTCACCTCGCGCAAGCAGGCGATCGCGATCAGCCTCTCGGAAGCGCGCAAGCACGGCGGCAAGGCGCCGGCCGCGCCCAAGTCGATGAGCAAAGGACGCTAGCCCATGCCGACCCCTCGCCCGACCGTGATGGACAAGCCGACCGGCCCGACGGGCATTCTGTCGTCGGTCCGGAAGCCGACGACCCCCGGCGGCAAGAAGCCACCGGCCAAGCCCGGCACGCTCACCTCCCCCGGCCGCTCGATGGGCGGCATGAAGGGACGGCGCTAGATGTTCGGCGGTGGCGGCGGCTCAGTCGGCGCCGGTCTCCCGGTCCCCGGGACGACCCCGGGCGCTAATCAACTCGACGGGCCGCCCCCGTCCATGACGCAGTCGCTCGGTCAGGGCAACGGCAACCCGATGCCCCCGATGGGGCAGATGGCCCCGCCGATCGCGTCCGCCCAGCTGCCGCCCGAGATGCTCTCCGGGATGCAGTCGGCCGCCGACGCGATGGTGCAGACCCTCAACAGTTTCGCCCAGGCGACCCCAGACCTGGCCCAAGATTGGGCGGCCGTCCTCACGGCCCTCCAAAGTGCAATGAGCAAACTCCAACTGGCCGGCGCGGGGCCGACCTCTCCGACCTCCACTGGCCCGGGATTCCCCGGCGGTGGGATCGACCAGAACGGCCCCCCACGCTTGCCCCAGCAAGGGTAGGTAGACTGTGGCTGATCTCCTCCAGGCGGGTAAATCCGTCCTTGAAACCGTCCTCGGGAAGCTCCCCCAGGACAAAGCCGACGCGGCTCGGGCCATCTGGAATGACCCTGCGGCTGCGCCTGCGCTCGAAGAACTCGGGAACGCCGCCTTGCGCCGGGCTGATCACTCGCGCGCGCTCGACGAAGTCAAGCAATCGGAGGCCCGCCTGCGCGACCACCAAGCCAAGCTCGACGCCTGGTGGACGCAGAACGAAGCCGCCGCCAAACTTGGCGCCGCCGCGCTCGACAAAGGCTGGACCCCCGAGGGAGGCTCGACCACGACCCCCGAGGTCCCCGCCGACGTCCTTCGCAAGAAGGAATTTGAGCAGGCCCTCAATCTTCGGGAAGAGGGCCAGCTGGCCTTCTATCTCGAATCCAACCGCCTGCGTGACCAGCATCTGGCGACCTTTGGCGAGGCCCTGAACCTCCGTGAACTCGTGACCGACCCGCGTGTGGGTCAGCTCGGGCTCGACGGGGTGTACCAGGCCCGCTTCAAGGAGCGCCTTGACGAGAAGGCTACGACCGACCGGACCAAGCTGATCGAAGCCGAGGTGCAGAAGCGCCTCGGGGAAGAGCGCCGCCGCGGCGCCGATCGGCCCATCGTTCCGGTCAATGGTCAAGCCCCCTCGCCGCTGGACGCGCTGGCTCCCGTTTCCGATGGGAAGCCGGGGCTGGTGCAAGACGCCGTCGCCGAGTACGAAGCCCTCGTCGCCGCGCGGACGCACTAGCTCGCTCGGGCCTTCCCATCGCTGACCGCGCCCAGGAGGCGCTCTCAGCATGGCTAACATTCTGCTCGACGAAGTCAACACGGTCGCGACCAAGAAGATCAATCGCGGCGTAGTCGACAACTACTTCAAGGCGGGGCCGCTCATCGCGTACCTCAAGACCCGCTTCAACCAGAAGTGGACCGGCCCGCTCATCCAGGAGAACTACGAGTTCAAGGCGCTGAAGGGTGGCGCGTACAAGAAGGGCTCGACCTTCAACATCACCCGCCAGCAGACCCGCTCGGGCATTCAGTTCACCCCGCGCTACTACGAGGTGAACATCACCGAGTTCCTGGAAGACCTCGAAGTCGAAATGGCCGGCCCGACCGCCGTCTTCTCGACCCTCAAGGTCGACATGGCGAACGCGGCCCTCACGATGTCGGCGATTCTCGAAATCGCTGCCTTCCAGAACGGCCAGAACGTCGGCGGGGTGGACCGCACGGCCGAAATCAACGGCCTTGAGGAAGCGTTCACCAACGGCACCGATGCGACCTGGAGCGGGAAGACCTTCCCGAGCTACGGCCTGCAGACGCGCGCCGCCGTCTCGCCGGCGCTCAACAGCCCGACCGGACTCATCGGCGCCAACATCGCGACGACGTCCTTCCGCATGCTCGAGCAGACGTACATGTCGTGCGTCATCGGGGCCGAACGGCCCAAGCTCGGCATCACGACCAACCGCGAGATGGGCTTCATCGCCGAGACCTTCACGCCGCAGCAGAAGATCGACGTGCTCGACCCGGAGATCAACTGGCCCGGCCTGAAGTTCAACCAGGCGACGATCGTCGTCTCCCAGTACTGTCCCGGGCAGGATGGCGTGAATGACGCCGACCTGGGCAACTACTCGAACACGTCGGAGACCTTCTGGTGGCTCAATCCCGGCCCCCAGGGCGACGACGCGTACCTCCGCCTCTACATCGCGGCCTCGCCCAAGTTCGCCTTCGGCTTCACCGGCTTCAAGGGCGCGCGCGATGACAACCAGGTCAGCGGGCAGATTCTCTTCGGCGGCAATCTCACCTGCCGCAGCCCGCGCCTCAACCGGGGCCTCTACGGCCTCACCAGCTAAGGGGAGACGGAGGACATCATGCCCAACAACTTCCCGCAGCAGACGCTCTACCTCGTCAGCGGCAGCCCGCAGACCGAGAACCGCGCGGCGACCGTCTACCCGGGCCAGCTCGGCCAGCGGGCCATCCTCGTCGACAAGAGCGACTCCAACCGCGCCAAAGGGTGGCAGGTCGTCCAGCTCGACTCGACGATGTCGGTCCTGCCGTACGCCGGCGCCGTCGCCTGGTGGAAGGATCGCGCCAAGTACCTCGTCACGACCAGCGCCTCGGCGCCGGGCCGCGGCCAGGTCGCCGGCGTCTTCCAGTCGACGGCCGCCACGGCCCCGGTCACCGCGGATGTCACCGCCCAGAACATCGTGTGCATCCAGGTGAAGGGCATCGGCAACGTCAACTACATCGACTCGCCGACCGCCTCGCCCGACGCCACGGGTCTGTTCGTGACGCCGAGCGCGACCGATGCCAAGGCCGACTGCCTGGCCGCGGGCACCGCGTCGTCCTACCCGAAGATCGGCATGTCGGCGGGCGCCGCCACGAGCCACTTCGGCCTCGTCGACATCGACGTCGACGAGAATCCATAAGGGGGATCCATGCTCGCAGGTACCCTCGACAAGACGCAGAGTGGCAAGGCCCCGCAAGACGCGGGGTCGACCACTCGGCGGTATCTCTGCTCCTATGTCGGCCCGGCCAGCTATACGACCGGCGGCGACATCGGCGTGAAGGACGCGCTGGGCATCGGCAAGGTGTTCGTGGTGAACGGCTTCATCCTGTCGAACGGGACGGCCATTCTCATCGGGCGCTACGAGCCGTCGACCGACGCCTTCCAGGTGTTCGACATGGCCGGGGCGGAAATCGCCGCCCTGACCAATCTCAGCACCTACACGGCCTACATCGAAGTGATCGGCCAGTAGGCCGATCACGCGGCGACGCTACGGGCGCCGCCGGACGACCCTGGACGCCGGTGGGGATCCCCCTCACCGGCGTCGTTCGTTGTAGAATCCCTCCCCAAGGAGACTCGCATGGCCAAGTTTGCGGTGGCGGGTAACAAAGGCACGGCGTCGGTGAAGTCGATCGTGAACGCGCGGGCGGCCGCCTCGGCCAGCGCGCGTGGCCGCGTCTACGACTACATGGTCGGCAGTCCCGCGACGCCGGCCGACAACGCGTTCGATCACACCCTCGTGCGCAGTTCGACCGCCGGCACCGGCGCCTCGAACACGCCGAGCCCGCTCGACGTGGCCGACCTGGCCGCGACCGGCTTCTTGGCCTCGGACACCTACACGGCTGACCCGACGCTCGGCGTCCTGCTCCTGCGCGTGCCGGTGAACCAGCGCGGTACCTACCGCTGGGCCGCCCAGCCGGGCGGCGAACTGGTCTGGCCGGTCACCGCGAACAACGGCATCACCGGCGCTTTGGCCTCGGCCTCGGCCGTCGACTTCTCGGCCACGCTCATGGTCGATTCGCAGTAGGGTCGGGGCCGACGATGCCCGACCCTCGTGTCGCGCGCGGCTACGCCGTCTGGACCGACCCAGACGGCCCGTCCATCGAGCGTGACACGATCACGTGCTTCCACTGTCAGCACGTGATTCACGTCAAGCCCGGTTCGGCCCAGACGGTGTACCTCCTCCCGCCGCACCTCGGGGCGCCGCTGGGCACCCCGTGGCGGGAAGAAATGGGCGGCGGCTGCTACACCTGCCAGCGTCCGCTCTGCCTCGCCTGTATTGAGAAGGGCGGCTGTGACCCGTGGGAGCAGCAGCTCGATCGGATGGAGGCGCGCGCTCGGCTGCTTCGTACCGTCGGCGTCTAGCCGATGGCCTATGCCCACTTCGTCGAAATCGCGGTCGACCACACCCAGTGTGGCGGGACCGACTCGTCCAACTTCGTCGTCAAGGTCGGAATCTCCGACCCGAACCTGAAAACCGTCGGGAACGGCGGCCTCATCCAGCACACGGTCACGTCGCACGGCCAGGTCGTCCCGGCCGATCTCGCCTTCGCGAGTGACCCGGCGATCACCAGCCTCCTCAATTTCGAGATCGAGTTCTACGATGGCGTCGCCGGGACGCTCGTGGCGCACGTCCAGGTGCCGACCCTCACGCACGCGATCGATCTCCTCTTCTACCTCGGGTACGGTGACGCCTCGGTCTCGACCTTCCAAGGGAATGTCTCCGGGACGTGGGAGTCGAACTACAAGGGCGTGTACCACCTGCCCGATGGGACCACCCTGGCCACCCTCGACTCGACCGGCAACGCTAACGACGCGACCAATCACAACGCGGTCGCGGCAGCGGCCGGCCAGATCGACGGCGGGGCGTCCTTTATCGCCGCGAACAGTCAGTACCTCTCGGCCCCGGCCGGGTTTGGCGGCATCACCGCCTTCACGATCACCTTCTGGGCGAACGGCTTTCCAAACGCGGGCGGGTTTGAGGGAGTCCTCAGCAAGGGCACGGGTGGCTTCTCCGATTTCGTGATCGCCAAGGGGCAAACGGGCGACTTCCAGAAAGTCGTCTTCTACATTCAGAACTCGATTGGCGGCAACACCGGCAACACCGCGACGACAGCCGCGGTCTTCGATTTCGGCGGGGTCGCGCATCATGTCGTCCTCACGTGGGACGGCACGACGGTCCAGGCGTACGTGGACGGCGCGGCCGACGTCACGGCGGCCCTGACCGGCACGCTCGACAATTCGGACACGACGATCGCGATGGGCGCCTACTCGACGCCCTCGAATTACTTGAATGCCGTGCTCGATGAGATCACCTTCGCCGTGACCACCCGCTCGGCCGACTGGGTCACCGCCACCTACAACAACCAGAAGACCGGCTCGTCCTTCCTTACCTTCACGCCGTACACGCCGTCGACCGTCGTCTGGGGCTGGAGTCAGGTGGGGGATCCGGTCGCCCCGGCGCCGCCGCCGCCTCACGGCTGGGTCCTCGCCGATCCGCTCGGGCCGCCGATCCTCCCGACCTGGTTCGCCTCGGTGCGCGTCGACCCGGTCCTCCCCACCCGGACGGCCCCCGGCTGGTTCACGATCCCGGCGACGGTCCCGACGACGCCGGCCCCGACCTACTTCACTGACACCTACCCGGATCAGGTGCGGGCCGGGACCAAGGCCGCCGAGGGCTGGTTCACCGCGCCCCCTGCGCCCCCGCCGGCCCCGCCGATCATCGACACGAGTCTGCCTGGGGCCCGGTTTGGGGTGGCCGTCCCGCGGACGACGTATACCGCCCCGGTCACGCCGCCCGCCGCCCCAGCGCCTACCTACTTCGTGGACGTCTTCCCCGATCAGGTGCGCCGCGCGGGCCACGCGGCGCCTGATTGGCTGACCGAGCCGATCCTGCCGCCGCCAGTGCCGTACACCGAATGGGGCCAGACCGAGCCGCTGCACCCGCGCGTGTCGTGGCGCGACCTCACCGACTATACCGAGCCGCTCCGCATCATCCAGAACCCGGTGCCGCCGCTGTCGTGGGGGGTCATCTACCCAGACCATCTCACCGTCGTGCGGTCGGCCGCGCTCCTCGGGGCGGCCTACCATGCCCCGTACGGCCCGACGCCGCCGCCGCACGAGCGGCCGCTCTATCGCCGGAGTCTGCAGCTGCGCATCGGCAGCCGCACCGAACCCGAAAAGCTATAGGATGCCCCCATGCCGGCTGAGAACCTCCAGCAGTACAACCTGACCCAGCCGCTCGTCTTCATCCTCATCGCGGCCGCCGACCACATTTCGCCCGTCGTCGGGGCGACGCCGACGGTGGTGCTCTCGAAGGCCGGCAGCCCGTTCACCCCGGCCGCCGGCGCCGTGAGCGAGATCGGCAACGGCTGGTATCAAGTCGCGCCGAACGCGGGCGACGCCAACACGCTCGGCCCACTCATCCTCCACGCCTCGGCGACCGGGGCCGACCCGGTCGACACCCAGTACGCCGTCGTCTCGTTCTCGCCCCTCCAGGTCGTCCCGACCGCGCCACAAGTCGTCACCCCGGCCGCCGGCCCGGGCGTCCTCACCTTCGAGGACGTGTGGCGCAAGGTGCGCCTCTACGCGCCGAACGCGCCGCTCCATCTCGTCCGCACGTGGGTCCAGGACGCCTTCCGCGCGCTCGTGATGAAGCGGCAGTGGGGCTGGGTCGTCGCGCAGGACCAGATCACCTTCGCGGCCGCCCGCCAGGTCGACTGTGTGGTGACCCTCGGCTCGACGCTGGTCACGGCCGCGGTCGCGACGTTTGTCGCGGGCGACGCCGGCCGGCAATTCCGCCAAGGGACGTGGCCGATCTACACGATCCTCTCGGTGGCAGCCGACGGGAGTTCCGTCACCCTCTCGCTGGCGTACCAGGGCCTCTCAGCCGGCGTCGTTTCGGCGACCATCTCGGATTGCTACGCCACGATGCCCGTCGACTTCGGCGCGTTTGTCGTCGTCGTCGACCCGATCTATCAGCGGATGGTCCCGTGGTGGGGCACGCAGATGGAGCTGGACCTCATCGACCCGAACCGCACGGCGGCCGATGCGACCCCGCGGCTGCTCGTGCCGTCCTCGAACAGCGTCTTCAGCGCGACGCGCGGCCAGATGCAGTACGAGTACTGGCCGAAGCCGACCGCCGCCGGGGCCCTGCAGTACTACTACGCGCGCCGGCCGGGGCTCCTCGCCGATACCGACGCCATCCCGGGCCTCCTCCAGTCCCGCGTCGACATCCTCGAGACCGGGGCGCTGGCGCGCGCGGCCAAGTGGCCCGGCACGCTCGACCAGAAGAACCCGTACTTCAACCTCATGCTGGCGCGCACGCTCGACGCCGACTTCGAGCTGGCGGCCCAGCAGCTCGACTTGCGCGACGACGACCAATGGCAGCAGTCCTTCGATACGATCCCCTGGCAGCGGTGGTCGATGTACACGTGGGCGTACAGTACACATTTGCTGCAAGCATCCGACGCGACGCTTTCTTCCTACGCGAACTGGGGAGGGGGAAGTCTTGGCTGGTAAGCGCACGCAGGGCAGGCTCGTGGTCTGCGGGCAGTGTCGTGTGGAATTTCATCCATGGCACGCCAGCACCAAGTACTGCTCGCCAACATGCGCGTACGCACACATCAGATCGCGCAAGAAACCGCGTCCCTGTCAGCAGTGCGGACAGCCCGTACATGGCGGTTGGGTCCGCCGCCGCTTTTGTTCGCGGGCTTGCTATGGCGCCTCGCTTCGTGTCGCCCTTCCACCGTGTAGCGAGTGCGGACGGCCGTGCAAGCTCCCCAAGCATCAACTGTGTTCGCGGTCGTGCGCGACCCGGCACCGTAACCGGCTCATCCGCGCGCAGAAGCTGGTCGTGGGCCGTTCGCGTTATCGGCCTCTCGGTGACCGCCAAGTCGATAAAAATGGCTACGTCTCGGTGAAGACGCCGCGCGGCTGGGAGAAGGAACACCGCCTCGTGATGGCCGAGAAGCTCGGGCGACCGCTGACGCGCCACGAGGATGTGCATCATCGCAACGGCGACCGGGGAGATAATCACCCCGATAATCTTGAACTCTGGCTGACTGGGCAATGGACGCATCGCGGCGTGCGGCTCGACCAAGGCACCGGGATGCTCCCGATGCAGCACGACTGAGCTTCGTGTAGAATCCCCGACGAGGACCTTATGGCTGAACTCCAGACCCCGTTCGAGAAGGCCGTGGCGAGCGCCCCGTCGGGCAGCCCCTCCGGCTCAGGCGACACCACCGGCGGCTTCGACCTGCCGGGTGGCGCCGAGAAAGAGTCGGCCAATTCGATGTCGGGCCTCCCCGCCCAGATCACCACCTTCGGCGTGACGGGTGGCGAGAACGGCCCGGGCACCCAGGTCGACATGCCGCCGGTCGCGTCCCCCGGCACGTTCCAGACCGAGTAGGCGAGGGGACCCCCGTCCATGCAAGTCGGCCAGATCATCCTCGTCCAGACCGACCCGGCGACGCAGTTCACGGCGACGCTCGCCCAGAACGCGACGCTCGGCGTCGACCTCCCGCCGGTGCCCGCGACCGGCGTCGCGGCCAACCCCCCGGTCGGCTACGTCGACCAGGGTCTGGGCGGGACGAGCGTCGCCTGCCGGATTCGTGGCATCACGGTCGTCTCGGTCGACAACCTCGACTGGGAAATCGACGTGTTCTCAGCGGCCGTCGCCTCGGCCATTGCCAGCGCGAGCTTCCTCGGCGGCTGGCGGTTCATCGCCGCCGACGGGAAGCAGTTCGCTGGCGCGGGCAGCTACTACTACTACAAGGGCGGCCTGGACATCCCGTACTTCGACGCGGCCGGCGCGGGCAAGATCCACCTCGTGCTGTGCAACCGCTCCGCGTCCGGCAAGACGACCGGCGCGATTCAAATCATCCTGCACGCCGAACCGTCCTACGGGCGGTAACTGATGGCGGTCGCCGCGGGCGCCGGGAGCTTCAGCTTCAGCCGCTTCTCGACCGACCCGGGCGGCCTGCCCGCCGGGCCACCGACCGTCTGGACCCTCATGTGCTGGTTCCGGGGGGCGACCAGCTTCAACCCCAGCATCTTCGACATCTTCGACACGAGCGGCGTCCACCAGCATTTCTTTGACATCGAGGGCATCTTCGGACCGCCGCATGGGACGCATCTCGTCTACAGCGGCTACGACGGCACGACGTTTGTCGCGCCCATCGGGGCGTTCGACTTTGACAGCCTCTCGCCGACCATGTGGTACCACCTGGCGTGGAATTACAACGCCGGCGCGCACACGCTGTACCTGACGAGCGAAGACCACACGCTCAACCTCTCGGTCGACCTCACGACGACGTTCGATGCGCTCCTGCCGAACCTCGGGCAGATCGACTTTGATTGCGACCACCTGTGCGCGATGACGAACTGCAAGGTGTGGATCGGCGTGAACCTGACGCCCACCCAGATCGCGCAGGAGCGTGACGCCTACGCGATTACGAACACCACCGGCATTTACAGCGCGACCAATCTCTCGAACGACATGGACACGGCCGATGCCTCCGGCCAGGGGCATCCCTTCCTGCGCGTCGGGGGCCTCGCGCAAACGGTCGCCGGGCCGGCCGTGCTCGGGGGCGGCGGCGGCGTCATTCCGAATACCCCGTCGGATGTCGCGATCGACATGAGCCAGTTCGAGCAGGCGACGATCACCTGGGCGGATAACTCGACCAACGAGGACGGCTTCAAGATTCAGCTCTCGGTCGACAACGTCGTCTGGGGCACGGTCCATGGGGTCGGCCCGAACGTGACGACGATCACGCTCCCGGTCTCGCCCGATCAGCTGTACTTCGCGCGCGTGGCCGCGTTCAACCTCATTGGGGACTCGTCGTTTGCGGTCGCCGGCCCGTCACATTCCCGGCAGAATCTGTCCATCCGTCTGACGAGCGGGCCGCGCAGCTACCTCACCATCCCCGATACCCCGCTCGCGCAGTCACGCACGCTCGCCGTCGGCGGGGCCTCCCCCCAAGCCATTGCCGACACGAACGGCAACCTCACCTGTGAGGCGTACATCCGGCTCGACAACACCGGCTCGGCGACCATCTACTCGACGATTCGCCATCGGGCCTGGCCGTTTCAGGACGACTTCAGGAAGACGCTCCCGATCCCGCCGCCGGGGCTGCCGCCCAATGTCCCGCCCTCGGGCGATACGTGGGAGTGGGCCTACCTCAACCCGCTGTTCTCGTACTGGTGGTTCGGCGTGCGGAATGGGCGGCTCGTTTGCGAGGTGCAGGACGGCCGCGTCACCGGGTACATCACGTCGGGGCCCAACCCGGGCGGCCCGTCCGACATCACCCTCAGCCCGGCCGGCGGCTCGGGCTGCGTGGTGCTCGACGCCGGTCCCCTCTTTGGCAACGTGCAGCCGTCGGCGATGTTCCCGCCGTTCTCGGGGACGTGGCACGATTGCGTCTCACAGTGGTACATCGGCATCCCGCCCATTTTCGGCATCGATCCGAATGTGCCGCCGAATTGCGACTTCGGCTTCCCGGCTCTCTCGGCCGCGCGCGACGCCCAAGTCGGCAGCTACGAGATCATCTACCTCACCGGGTTGCCTGAGCCGTGTTTCTCGATCGGGAGTCCCACCGAGACGACCCTCTCGTGTGACAACCGCCCGGGCTTCCCGGCCCAGACGACGGAGTTCTACTCGGCCTACCCGGTCGGCTTCGGGATGCCCTCGGTGCCGCCGCCCGGGACCTCCTACGCCCAGAAGGTGACGCTCACCGGCCCGGTCATTCCCCCCGGCCGCTGGGTGCGCGTGGCGTGGCGCTGGGTGACGCTCACGACCGGCCCACTCACGCCGCAGATCGCCTCGTCGACGCTCGAGCTGTGGGTCGGGTGTACCCTCGTCGCCTCGACGACCATCCCGGTCAACTCGCGCTCGGACGGCTACTCGAAGTTCTTCCTGCCGTACGCGAACCTCACCGTCTCGCCCGACGCGATCGGCCCGGGCACCCGCACCGTCTTCGTCGGCGGGATCCCGAACCCGACGCTCCTGGCCGGCCAGGCGCCGACGGCTATCTCCCTTTACGACTTCAAGCTCTTCCTGGGGAACCCGTCCAGTAACCCCGGCGGCATCAGCGAGGCCCACATGGCGGCCGAGTGCGACTGCACGGCCGGCACCCTCCCGGCCCTCTGGTGGAAGCTGCGTGACGCGACCGACCTCACCAACTTCGGCAGCGACACGCCGGGGGCGGGGCTGGCCGGGCACCCGGTCGGCGACACGCCGATCGACGGGGCGGTGGCGCCGAAGAACCCCTGCAACATCCTCGAAAACGTCCCCGGGCCGCCCCAGCCGCCGCCCTCGCAACACTTCCGGGCGGCCGCCTCGATCGGCCTCGGCGGGGCGACGCCCACCACCGGCTGCGCGGTCGACGACCAGAAGCTGTAGGGGCTCGGGTGGTAGAATCGCCGACCATGCGGAAACTCATGGTCGGGGTGCTCCTCACGGCCACGCTCGGCGCCGCCGCGGCGTGGGGTGCCGTCCAGGACCTGCCCAGTTCGGTCCTCGCGCTCCTCACGCGCAACAACTACTGGTCGGGCGTCAATACCTACAGCCGGTCGGTCGGCGTCGCCCTCGAGCGCGGCAACGTCCTCCAGACGGGGTGCGCCGACCGGTTCAGCAACCTCGGCGGGAACCTCTACTTCAACTGTGCGCTCGTGACGCCGACCGCCGGCGCCGGCACGGTCACCTCGGTCGGCCTGGCCGCCCCGAACATCTTCACGGTCTCCGGCTCGCCGGTCGTCTCGTCCGGGACGCTGACGCTGACCGCCGCTAATCAAGCCGCCAACACGGTCTGGGCTGGCCCGCAGAGTGGATCCCCCGGCACGCCGGCCTTCCGCGCGCTCGTCGACAACGACATCCCGGACGGCATCACCATCAACTCGACCGGCACGGTCACGTGGAACTCAGTCAGTAAGACGGGCTCGTCCCTCGGCGACCTCATCACCCGGTCGGCGACCGACCTCACCTCGGGGACGCTCCAAGACGGCGTCTTCCCGGCCGTGCTGCCGGCCATCTCAGGCGCGAACCTCACGAATCTGGCCGCCGGCGCGATCACGACCGGCACGCTGGCCTGCGCGCGCCTGCCGGCCCTCACCGGCGACGTGACGACCTCGGCCTGTGCGGCCACGCTCGCGAATACCGCCGTCACGCCGGCGACCTACGGGGACGGCACGCACTCGGTCACGATCGCGATTGATAGCAAGGGGCGGATCACCGCCGCCAGCCAGACCTCCATCACGCCCGGCGGCACGACCGGGGTCGCCAACGGCGGCACGGGGATCACCTCCTACGCGATCGGCGACCTCCTCTACGCGACGGCCTCGACGACCCTCTCGAAACTCGCGGACGTGGCGCCCGGGAGCGCCGTGATCTCTGGTGGGATCGGCATTGCGCCGAGCTGGGGCAAAATTGGCCTCACGACGCACGTCTCGGGCGTCCTCCCGATCGCCAACGGCGGCACGGCCCTGTCGACCGTCCCCACCAACGGCCAGCTCCTCATCGGCAACGGCTCGGCCTACGTGCTCGGGACCCTCACCGGCACGGCCAACCAGATCACGGTCACCAACGGCGCCGGCACGATCACCCTCGCGACGCCGCAGTCGATCGCGACGACGTCCCTGCCGCAGTTCGCCTGCGTGGGCCTCGGGACCGGCTGCACGGGCTCGGAAGTCCTCCACTACAGCGGCCAGCCGAACCTCGGGCTTGTCGCCGACGGGAACTGCGGCGCCGCCCAGACGATCAACTTCAACCTGAGCGTCATCCACACGTCGACGCTCTCAGCCGCCTCGTGCACGTACACCTTCACGAATCCGCTGGCCGGGAGCACGTACCGGCTGGTCGTCGCGCAGGATGGGACCGGCGGCCGGATTGTCGTGTGGCCGGGGACGGTGACGTGGTTTGGCGGGGTGGCGCCGGTCCTCTCGACGACGCCGAACGCGATTGACGTCTGCTCGTTCACGTGGAACGGGTCGGTCTACCTCTCGAGCTGTCAGCTGGCGACCGGCGCCGGGACGGTGCTCACGTCCATCGTGACGCTCACCGATGCGCAGGTGAAGGCGCTGCCGACCACGCCGATCGTGCTTGCGCCCGCCGCTCCCAATACCGTGCTCCAACCCCTGGCCGCGCTGGTGCAGGCCACTACGACGAGCGGCGCCTACACCAACATCAACGCCGCGGGGTGGTGCGGGATTCAGTACGGCGATACGACAGGGGCCATGTCGTTCATCGTGAACGACGTGGCGATCACGGGGGCGGCCGCCGACAGTCTCACGCGGCTCCTCGGCAATGCGCGCGTGACCCGGATGCGGATGCAGCAGTACTACGACGTCGACACCAGCGGCAACTGGGGTCTCATTCCCTTCGCCGTGACCGGCACCGGCGGGGTGAACACGCCGCTCCAGTTCACCTGTGATAACGGCGGCTCGGGCGCCTTCACCGGTGGGAATGCCGCCAACGCCTTGCGCGTGATGCTCCTGTACGTGATTCTCCCGACCCTGTAACCCCCATGCTGATGACCCTCGCGCACAGCCGCCCGAAAACCTTCCTCGCGCTCACGCTCCTCGTGAGTGTCGTGGGCGTCTTCATCGGCGTCGTGGCGCTGCACCTCTACACCGACCACGTGACGCATCACCAAGTGGTCGACCTCATCAACGGCTGTCTGTCCCGGCCTGATTGCAAGGCGATGCTCCTCGGAGCGGCGAAATGAGCCTGCCGCAGTACTCCGGCGTCACCGTCGACGTCCTGACCAACCAGGCGCTCCCGGGCGCGACGGTCGCCGTGTACGAGACCGGCACGCAGACGTTCGCGGTCCTCTGGGCGGACGCCGGGGAAGTCACGCCGCTCGCGAACCCCTTCACCTCAGACGCCGACACCGGCCAGTTCACCTTCTTCGTCGCGGCCGGCGCCTACGACCTCACGGTGACGAAAGTCGGGGCGACCAGCTACACGCTGCCGAACATCCAGGTGGCGGTGATTGTCGGCGCAGTCGTCCAGCAGGGCGCGGTGGTCGCCGGCCACGCCGCGGTCTGGGTGGGCGACGGCGCGATTGAGGATGGCGGGGCGCCGCTCGTCATCGGGACCACCGCCGGGACCGCCGCGGAAGGCGACGACCCTCGGCTCTCCGACACGCGCGTGCCGACCGACGCCTCGGTGACCGCCGCGAAGATGGCCACGTCGATGGCGGCGATTCGGCTCGTGACGATCACCCTCTCCGACGCCCAGATCAAGGCCCTCGGGGCCGACACGCCCGTCACCGCCATCGTCCAAGCTGGCGCCGGAGTCATGGGCATTCCCCTCTTCGGGGCGATCACGACCAACTTCGCCGCCGGGGCGTACACGAATATCGACGCGGCGGCGTGGCTGGGGATCCTCATCGCGTCGACGCCGGTGGTCGACCTCCTGAGCTACATCCCGAACGACACCCTCATCACGACCGGATCGACGACGCGGCTCACCGACCTGCTCGGCTCGACGACGCCGAAACGGCAACTCTTCACGCCGACGGCCGACACCGAGGACGTCGACGAGTGGGGGCCGATTACCCGCAGCCACCCGCGCGCCGACACCGACAACGCGACCATCGTGATCAAGGCGGATAACAACGGCTCAGGCGCCTTCACGGGGGGCAACGCCGCCAACACGGCGACCATCACCCTCGGCTACCTCCTCCTCGGCGCCGCCCAATGACGGTCGAGATGTACTGGACCGGCTGGATGCTCGTCGCGGCGCTGGCCACCCTCATCGGGTACGTGGTCATCCGCACGGCGGTCCGCCACGCGCTCAAGGACCACGACAAGGACGCCGGCATCGTTCGGCGGTAAACTGCGCCCATGCCGTCGGGCTACCAGGCGATCACGCGCGCGCAGCTCCGCCAGCGCCTCACCGAGTTCTACGAGGGCGTCCCCTTCTGGACGGCCGACGAGGCCAACACCGCACTCAACGAGAACCTGCGCTTCTACAACGCGCTCACCGGCCGGTGGAAGACGCGCGAGACGCTCGAGACCACCCCCGGCATGCGCACGGCGTTCGTCTCAGCCGGCCTCACCTACACGACCCGCGTCGCGTTCAATGGCAAGCCGCTCTCGCCGACCAGCCGCGAGGACCTCAACCTGGGTCGGCGGCTGTGGTACACCGAGACGACCGCGTCCGGCTACGACGTCCCGACCGTCGTCACGCTCTGGGCGCCGCGGTCGCTCCAGCTCATCGACCTCTGGCCGGCGGATGCCGCCGGCCACAATTCGCTGCTCATCGACGGCGTGATGGCGACGCCCGTGCTCCTCACCGACGCCGCCTTCGTGAATCTCTCGGAAGCCGACGTCTCGGCGCTCCTCGGCCAGTCGCTGCACACGATCAGCCTGAAGAAGGGCGGCCCGTGGTTCCAGACGTCGCTGAAGTACTTCAAGCTGTTTCTCGCGCACGCGGCCGACGAGAACCAAGCCATCACGACCGCGTCGATCTACCGGCGCGTCATGGGCCTCGATAATCAGGCGCTCAAGCCAGTGGTCTCGGCCGGCGTCGCCAACTCGACCGCCGCGCTCGCCCAGACCTTCGGCGCCACGCCCATCATCAACACGCCATGACGGACACCGACCTCCTCAGTGACATCCAGACGGTGCTCATGGAGGCGCCCGACGGTGGGCTCACCTACCCGTCGGGCCTGTGGACGCCGGAGGAAATCCTCCATCGCCTCAACGAGCGCGGGAACCGCTTCCTCACGACGACGCATTGCGTGGTGGTCGAAGGGGCGCCGATTGTGGTGTCCGCCGGCCAGTCCCGCGTGGCGCTCCCGCAGGACTGGCTGGCGACGCTCTCCCTCTACTGGTACGGCCAGGACGGGGTCACCCGCGAACTCAGCCGCGTCGACAGCTTCGAGATGGATCACGGCGACCCGACCTGGGAGTACACCCGCGGGGTGCCGCGCACCTACCAGGACTATGACGCGCCGGTGCTGGTCGTCGCGATCGGCCCGGTCCCGGCGGTCAACGGCGTGCTGGTCCCCCTCTACGTCGCCCAGGGCTTTCCCATGGACGGCACGGGGAACCCGCTCACCGTCCCCGAAGTCTCCTACACGGCCCTCAAGTACGGCACGCTCGCCGACGCCTTCGGGAAAGACGGCCGCGGGGCCGACCCGACGCGCGCGACCTACTGCGAGATGCGGTACGCGCTCGACCAGCAGATCGCCAACATCATCCTCCTCGGCTGGGTGTAACCGGCCGGCGGGAGTAAAATCCCGGCATGGCTGAGCCCGATGACGTCTCCCGCCGGGGCAACCCGATTACCACCTCGGGCTTCGAGACGCCGTTTGAGACGCCGATCTTCCCGATTGGCGTGGGCGGGGTCGACCTCATCCACGCGATTGACGCGGTCGCGGTCGGCGACTTCACCCGGCTGACGAATTGGTCCCAGACGCTCGACAACCCGCGCGCGCTTACTGGCCGACCGGGACAAACCGCGGTGGCCGCCGCCGGCACCGACATCCACTCCATCTTCCGGCTGAACGACCCCGAGCACGCGATGTTCACGCGCGTGTGGGGCGTGGACGGCGCGCTCTACGTCGGCGAATCGGGCGGCCTCTCGGCGGTCGACTCGGGCTACTCCGGCTACCCGCTCACGATCGTCTCGGCGCGGCCGCCGTTCTCGGGCACCGCCTGGGCGTACATCGGCGACTTCAACAAGATGAGCAAGGTCGCCCCCGACGGCACGGTCAAGGAGATCGGCGTGGGCGCCCCGCCGTTTGTCCCGACCACCGCCGTCTCGACGCCGCTGAAGAAGGTCATCGCGGACTTCACGACGCCGCCGACCAGTAACGGCTGGACGCCGAACGCCGGCGTCGTCGACGACCCCAACGCGAAAACGCCCGGGGAGTCGACGGGTACGCCGCCGGCCGCGATCAACGGCCTCTTCCCGACGCTATCCTCGCCGTTCTTCGGCACGCTGGGTGCGTGGACGTCGTGGGGCATCGCGCTCACGGCGAATCTCGACGACTACGGCGCCATCGGCTCACCGCCGGTCATTGTGCGCGCCAGTGACGATGACCTGATGCACCTGGCCGTCACCTTCGTGCAGCCGTGGGTCTTCACCGAGGTCCGCCTCTACGTCGTCGTGGGCGGCCCGTTCTCGCCGTCCATCCTCCCGGGCACCGACGCCACCTACAACACCAACTTCTACCTGAAGACGCTCCGGCCCGGCGACTTCTCGGTGATGATCCAGCCGGGCGGCAGCCAGGCCGACGTCGCCGAGCTGGCGCGCGTCATCGCCGTGCGCAACGACGCGCTCAACCGGCAGGCGACCGCGCAAGGCTTCGCGAAAGTCCAGGCCGGCCAGGTCATCAAGAAGTCCGACACGTTCCTCGCGCAGTTCGATCCGTCGCTCATCGAGTCGATTCAGGCCGGCGCGTCGTCGGGCGCGACCGTGGAATTTGGCATCTCCGGCAACCCGCTCCGGCGCGGCGACTTCCAACGCTTCGGCAACAACGTGAACGTCGGCTGGGGCACGGTGGTCGGCCTGTTCGTCTACATCCACTACACCGGGAGTTCCGCGGTCTCGAACTTCCCCTCGGTCACGCTCAAGGATTGGTGGCTCACCGGCGGGTACGGTCCGGACACGACCGACGTGGCGGCCAGCTCCTACGACTACCGCTACACCCACTTCGACACGCGGTGCGGGGTCGAGTCCAACCCGTCGCCCATCATGGTGACGAGCCAGCTGGTCGATGCGGCGCGGAACGCCGTCACGCTCACGCCCACCCCGAAGACGCTGCCCGACATCGTCCAACGCTTCTACCGGCGCGGGGGAACCCTCCCCACCGACTGGTTCTTCCTCGGGCAGAACACCGCCGACGGGGCGCCGTACATCGACATCCTCTCCGACCAGGAGATTGCCGCCGCGCAAACGCTGGAAATCGACCACTACCAGCCGGTGGCGTCCACCAACGACGCCGGCCTCACGACCCAATCGAACGTGCGCGTGCTCCTCGGGCCCGTGAACGGTCAGCTCCTCGCGCTCGGCGACGCGCTCCGCCCGGGCACCGTCTACGCCAGCCGACCCGACAACCCCGACCTCTGGCCCTCGGACCTCTCAGTCGAAGCCTGTCCGCCGAGTGAAGAGCTGATGAACGGCGCCATCATCGGCAGCCAGCCGTACGTCTTCTCGCGCGAGCGCATGTACGTCGTGTACCTGAACCTCTTTGGCGCGAACGGCCTCACCGCCAACCCGACCGATTGCGTCCGGGGCCTGGCCGGCTATTGGTCGCTGTGCACCGGGTACGGCCGCATCTGGTTCATGAGTCGCGACGGCGGGTACTCGACCGCGGGGGCCGGCCAGACGCTCTTCACGACGAAGATTCAGCCGCTCTTTGAGGGCCAGACCGTCAACGGGTACGCCCCGATCGACTTCTTCTTCCAGGGCCAGATGCGCATGGTCGCCTTCCAGCAGGAAATCTGGATGAGCTTCCAGGGGACCGACGGCCGCCAGCACGTCTGGGTCTTCGAGATTCTGACCGAGCAGTGGCGGCACTACCTGTTCGGCGCCGCCCCGTCGGCCTTGTACGAGGATCAGGGTGGCGGCGAGCGGTCCACGCTGTATCTGGGCGGCGCGTCGACCGGCAAGGCGTACACCCACGACGGCACGAGCGACGACGGCGCCGCCATCGCGTGGACGCTCCGTACCGGCTCGTGGGACTGGGGCAAGCCGCGCGAGGAGAAACTCTTCGGCGATCAGATTCTCGACATCGACCTGCAAGGGAACGCGCTCACGTGGACGAACTACGTGAACTCGGAAACGGTCGTGAACCCGGCGGTCACCATTGACGCCGGCACCGGCCGGTCGCGCATCATCTTCGACGGCTTCGGCATCGGCCCGCAGATCGGCCGCAACCTCGCCATCGACATCGCCGGCACGTCCTCGGTCGGCTCGCCCATCGCGTACCTCATGGGCACGTCGATTACGCTGCAGCCCGACCTCACGGTGAACCGCGTCACCAACTGGGATGACCTCGGCCATCCCGATCCGAAGTACCTCACGGGGGTGACCTTTGACGTCGACACAGGCGGCGTCGACCGCACGATCCTCATCGAGTACGACTGGCTGGGGGTCGTGAGTCTGGCGGCCACCCTCCTCGTCAACACGACCGGCCGCCACAAGGTGGCCTTCACCTGGCCGGCCGTGCGCTGTCATCAGGTGCGCATCCGCCCGAACGACGACTGTCTGGCGTGGTTGCTGTACCGGGCCGACTGGATCGCGGTCAACGAGCCGCCGATGATCGCCGGCTGGGACATCTACTTCGAGAACAAGTGGGACCAGTACTACACGGGGCTCGACCTCGAGGTCGACACGCTGGGCCTGCTCAAGACGATCGTCATCCAAGTCGACGGCGTGACCTTGAACGACCCGGCGACGGGCTTGGGCTTCTTCCCGGTCCAGACCGATGGCCGGAAAGTCGTCCACCTGACGCTCCCGTGGGGCCGCGGCCACGTGTTCCATTTCGTCGCGACCGACGCCAACCCGGGGCAGCTTTTCGAGCACCGCTGGTTCCTCGTCGACGAGCCCAGTGAGCAGCACAACTGGAATCAGCCGTTCACGATCCTCGGCTCACGCGCGGATAAATGGCTGAAGGCGGTGGTCTTCGAGTGCGACACGTTCGGCCAGGACAAGTCGGTGACGATCGAGGCCGATGGCGTCGTCGTCGAGACGCTCGTCGTGAACACCAACGGCCGCAAGGTGGTCCAGCTCGCACTCCCCTCCGGCGAGAAGCTCGGCCGCGTCTGGCGCTTCTTCCCGGTCGACCATCAGCCCAGCCGGCTGTACTCGCTCCAGCCGATCTTCGACGAGGAGCCGTTTGCCCTCGCACGCTGGGAGACGCAGGAAATCGACCACGACCAGCCGGGGTTCCACACGCTCGTCGCGGCCAACATCACGATCAAGTCGACGACCGACGTGCTGCTCACGCTCACGACGTATCTCAACCAGCACGGCGCCGCGGCGGTCGACACCTACGTCATCCCGTCGACCAACAACCTCAAGGTGAAGACGTTCCTGCCGTTTGGCGCGACCGCGGTCGGCGCGCGGAAGGGGATCCTCTACAAGTACGTCTTCACCGCGCCCACGCCGTTCTGGCTGTACCGGGAGGAGAGCGAGGTCACCGTGCAGCCGTGGAATGGCGGCGACCCGCAGCTGAAGAAGCCGTGGGGCGATGACGACCTCGACCTCACGCGCTCGATGACCAACGCGGTCGGCGCCGCGCAACGCAGTGGCGGCGGGACGGCCTAGCCCATGGCCGGGCCGCAGAAGCCGCAGTACCCGCACCTCGAACAGATTACCGATCCGTTCGCGAAGATGAGCCTGCGCCTCCTCTGGGACGCCCACCGGGAACTCCAGGCGAGCCAGGCGGCGCTCTCGACGACCGTCGACACGCACGCGGCGACGCTGACCTCGCAGCAGGCGGCGATTGACGACGCGACCTTCCTCGCCCAGCAGGCGCAGTCGACGACCGGCAAGACCGTCTCGGCCTCCCCGAACAACATCCCGATCGGCACGCCGCAAACGCCGACGACGGATCTGGACAACGGCATGGGCGAGCAGGGGTGCTCGTCGTCCGGCTCGAACGGCCACGTCCCGCCCGACGCCCCGGTCACCCCGTTCACGATGGGCCAGATTACCTGCGGGGTCGGCAAGGAGTTCCCGAACCTCCTCATCTCGGTCGCCACCCAGCCCGAGCGTGACGCCCAACGCTTCGAGCTGCTCGGCCGGATGATCTGGCACCTCAACCTGGCCGGCTTCACGGCCGTCAGTCGGTACCCGGGGAACCCGTTCGACCTCCTCGTGCAAATCGGCGATACCCAGTTCGCCTACCGGGTCATCGACTACGCCGATGCGCCCGACGCCATGCAGACGACCGTCGTCTTCGGCGGGACGACCGTCGGTGGGGCGACCGTGCCGGACGCAGGGATCGCCGACTAGCCCGACTAGCGTAGAATGAGGCCCCATATGGTGGGGTCGGTCACGGTCGGCACACATCGGGTGCGCGAACTCCAGCCGTGGGAGTGGGACAAGCTCGCCGCGCTCCCACTCCCCGTGCCGCCGCCCGACCCGCAGATGATCATGTTCGTCGCCGAGGATCCCGAGACCGGGCGCCTCGTCGGCCGCTGGCCCGTCTTCAACACGGTCCATATCGACGGCGTGTATCTGGCCCCCGACGTCCGCGGCAATCCCCGGCTCGTGGCCGCCATGGTCGGCGCGGTCGTCACGAAACTCCAAGACGCCGGCGTCGCGGTCGTCTACGCGCTCACCGACACGCCCGAATCGGCCGCGATGGCCGAGAAGCTGGGGCTCACGGCGCTCCCGGGCCGACTCTACGTGGGGCCTGTGCCCCCGAAGGAGTAGCTGATGGGCGCGCTCGCCGTTCCGGCCTTCACGCTGGGTGGGTCGCTCATCGGGAAGCTCTTTGGCGGCGGCGGCGGGGGCGGCTCCAACACCGGCGCGCAGGCCGGGCTCAAGCCCGGAATCGCCGGCACGCTCCAGGGCGCCAACTTTCTCTCCTCGACCGGCCAGCCGCTCCTCACCCAGGCGGCCACCTACTATCGGAACCTCCTCGGGACGAGCAAGTCCGGCGTCCAGTCCGCTATCGCGCCTGCGGTGGCTGGGGTGACCGACGCGGCCAAGGGTGCCCGGTCCTCCATCGAAGCGACGATGCGCGGCCCGCAGCGCGACCAGGCCGAGGCGAACCTCTCGCGGGATACGGCCGGCCGGGTGGGCCTGCTCCCCTTCCAGGCGCGGACGCAGGCGCTTGAGGGGGCCAGCGCGCTCGGCATGGACGCGTCGAAAACGGGCGCGGGACTCTTCAGCGACCTCATGGGCGAGGGCGAGAAGTCGCGCCAGTTCAACGACAAGGAATCGGCTGCGCTCGGCGAGGGCCTCGGCAAAATCTTCGGCCAGGTCGGCGGCGGGTTGTTCTCCGGCCCCGGCGGCAAGTTCGTGAACCCCTTCAAGGGGATGTTCGGCGGCGGCGGCAGCGGCGGGGGCGGAGGCTAGCTCATGCCGCATCCCATTCTCTCGGGCTTCCTCTCGGGGTTCGGCGACACGATTGCCGCCAACCGCAAGCAGTCGCAGGAAGAAGCCGACAAGGCGTTTCAGCGCGACCACGACACCCTCACCACGCTCGTCGAGCACTCGAACGACCCCGAGATCCAGAACCGCGCGATGAGCGGCCTGGTCTCGATGAACCAGGGGAAGTACCACGCCGGCGGCCTCGCCCGGTTCCTCGGCGGCAAGGGGCTCACCGGAACCTCGCCCGATGTCCAGAGCCTGCTCGACTTCGTGCGCTCGCGCGGCGCCTCGCCGTCAGCCGGCGCCGCGACCGGCGGGGCGCCGCCGCCCGTACCCGGGTCGGCGGCCCAGCCGGCTGAAACCGTGACCGAGCGCGGTGGGACGGCCGCCCCGCTCCCGTCGCCCTCGCCCGCGTCGGTCGCCACCGGCGGCGGTATGGGCCCGAAGGACATGGGCGGCCCGCTGCCAGCGCCGCAGGCCCCATCAGGCGCTCCCAGTGGCGGCGCCGCCATGGCCGGCGCCCCACCGCCTGCCCTCCCATCGTCAGTCGCGCCGCCCGGATCCTCGACCGCCCCGGCCGGGGGCGGCGGGGCGTCCCCGTCGTCGTCACGCGGGACGACCATCCCCGAGACGATGGCGCCGACGGCCTCGAACGCGAAGGCGGTGACGCAGGTCAAGCCGACCGCCTCAGCGCCCCCAGCAGGGGCGCCCCCGCCGGCCATGCCGACGGCGTCGATGGCCGGCCAGCCGCCGCCCTTCAACCCGCAGAGTGGCTTCGGGCTGATGACGCCCATGCAACAGGACGTCTGGGCGTCCGGGGCCGAGTCGCGGAAGCGCGGTCAGGACTACCAGGCCGGCTACGACAACGCCAAGGCGTCGCTCCAGGTCTCGCACCCGGACATCTCGCCCGAGGACCTCGAGAACGCGTCCCACCTCGAGGGCCTGCGCTGGGCGGGGCTGCCCGCGGCGATGCAGAAGCCCGAGAAGGTGCTCGCCATCGACCCGGACACGGGCCAGTACTACACGTCGCTCCGGTCGTTCAATCAGGTGACCGGCAGCTGGGACGAGGTCGCCAAGCTCGCCGCGCCGAACCCCATGGCGGCCAAGACCCCGACCGACCGGGGCCTGCTCGCCAAGCAGATGTTCGGGCACCTCTTCGGGCCGAACATGACGGGCCTCCAGATCGAGCAGGCGCTCAGCCCCGAGCAGCTCGGCCAGCTCAACCAGGAGTTCATGCGCCAGCAAGCCGCGGCCACCGGCTTGAAGGCGGCGGCGACCGCCGCGCAGGCCCCGTATCAGGAGACGACCCCCGAGGGCGGCATGACGCAGCACCTGCCCGGGCCGCCCCCGGCCTTCGTGCCGAAAGTGGGCGGCGGGAGTGCGCCGCCCAGCGCCGCCGCTGGCGCGTCGGCTGCGGCCCCGGTCGCGCCGGTCGCGGCCGCTCCACAGCCGGTGGCCGGCAGTGGAGGCGTCACGGCCGCGCCGCTGGCGGCGCCTGGGGGTGGCGCAGCCGCCCCGCCCACGGTCGGGACGCAGGTCGGGTCGGCGCCCGGGCAGCCGGAGAAGCCGGTGAATGTGCCGGAAGGGATTACCTCGCCGGACCAGCCCCAAGGGGTGGCCACGGCGGCAGGGGCGCCACCCGCGGGGGCCCCGCCCCCCGCCACTGGGCCGCAGGCCCGGCCGGGTGAGCGTGTCGTCCAGACCAAGCCCGACGTCGCGGTCGACGTGAAGGAATACTCGCGCATGGGCGGGACCGGGGCCGAGTACCTCGACCCGACCGGCCTCTCAGGCGAGCAGAAGACGCTGGCCGTTCGGGACGCGACCGCCAAGGGGATTCGTGTGCTCAGCCCGACCCAGGCGCAGGGCCTGCAGGACTTCCAGAAGGCGCGCGAGAACGTGCTGAACTACACCAAGCAGCTCCTGCCCTACCTGGCCAAGTCGCCGGCCAACCGGCTGAAGACCAGCTTCAACAACTGGGTGAGTGAGACGCTGCAGACCACCCCCGAGCTGGCCGCGATGGTCTCGGAGTGGACGACCGCGATTGACACGGTGCGTGGGCCGCAGATGCGCATCACGTTCCCCGAGATCAAGCAGTCGCTCACGGGCCTGCCCGAACAGTCGGACACGATCGCGACCGTCCTCCAGAAGATGCGCAACCTCACCGGCACGTTCGACCGGGCCGAGAACGCCATCCTCCCGCCGCCGCGCGAGGTCCTGGACGCCCAGCGCACGGGCGCCCTCAAGCCTGGCTACGGCTGGACGATCGCCGCTGGGTCGCACACGGGCGAGGAATGGGCGTACCTGGACGACCTGACGTACCACCGCATCAAGTAGGATCGGCCCACGATGGCTGAGCCGTTCGCTGCCACGCCGCCCCCGACCCTCCCGCAGGCTCCCGGGACGCCGCCGCCCCAGGCGCCGCCCAAGGTGACGCAGCCGAGTGGACCGACCGGGCCGGCCGAAGTCTCGCTCTCGCTGAAGAACCCCGGGCCGCCCGCTCAGACGCCGCCCACCGGACAGGCGCGTCCGCTGGGCGCCGACGAGATTGCCGCCATTCGTGACCCGGCCAGCCGCCCATCGACCGGGGCGCCGCCGCCGAACACGCGCAAGCTCTCGCCCGAGGAGATCCAGCAGATTAACCCCGCCGACGCCGCGGTGAAGGGCCTGGCCGACCGGCTGATGACGGCCGCCTCCGACAAGGAGAAAGACTGGCTGGGCATGGCGATCAACGGCGCCGCAATGGTCGCCGGCGGCGAGTTCCTCCCGGCCAAGCTGGGGATCACCGCCGCGGCGACGGAACTCGCCCCGTGGCTCCGCGCGCCGCTGCAGCAGATGGTGCGCATGGGCACGCACGCCATGGCGACCGGGGTGGGCGCGGCCACCGCCGGCGCCGCCTCGCAAGCCGCCCAGCACGCGACCATCGGCGGCGAGAACCCGACGCCCGCGTCGATGGCGAGCGACTTCGGCCAGTTCGCGGCCGGCGACGCCTTGGGGATCCCGCTCACCGGGATGATGCGTGGGGGATTGAACTTCCTAGCCAAGCGGGGCCTGGTCCCGCCCAGCTGGGCCGCGCCCTTCGCCTCGCGCGTCAGCGAGCACGTCCAGAATACCTACGGCGGGCCGCCGCTCCCGGGCGTGAAGCCGACCCCGGCGCAGCTCAACCCGAACCGCGCCGTCCAGTTCGCCGAGGCGTACGGTCGGGCGGGCCTCGGCGGCACGTTCGAGGCCGAGGACGCCGCCAACACACGCGTCATCGAGCAGTACGCCAACGACCTGGTCGATCAGTTCGGCCCGAAGGCGTCCAACGAGGAAGCCGGCCAGGCGATCAAGGACGCGACCGGGCGCGCGATGACGCCGCCGACCGTGTCGCCGGCCCAGGCCGGGGCGCCCCCGGAACTCCAGGGGGCGCAGGCCGGGGCGACGCGCGCCGGGCTCAGTGCCCGGGAGGCGGGGACCGCCTCCCAGTCGGCCGCTTCAGCGGCCGAGGGCCAGCGGGCGACGCTTGCGACGCGGGCCGGTCCCGCCGGCGCCCGGGAACGCACCGGCCAGCTCTTCACGGCCGCCGCGAATGCGGGGGAGAAGGCGGCGCGCCAGGTCGGCAACCAACTCTTCGGCACGGTCGACCAGCTGGCTGGCGACACGCGCGTCCCGCTCGGGCCGACGATGGACGTGGCGCGCGGCCTCCTCGGCGAGTACGACCCGATCACGCAAACGCTCACGCGGGGCCAGGGCGCCGGGGCGACCAAGGTCATCGCGCGCGCGGGGGAGGCGGCCGATGAAGCCGCCTCTGCCGAAGCCGCCGGGGCCAGTGGCAAGGGCGCCCCGCTCACCAACCCGGCCGGCACGCAGGCGCTTCTCAACGACCCGAAGTACCAGGCCGCCGCCATGGCCATTCACGACGCCGGGATCTCGGCCGCCGACATGGCCTCGGGCGACATCACCTTCAGCCAGGCGCATCAGCTCCGGTCGACCCTCGGCCAGATGATCTACGAGGCGAAGAACTCGGCCGCCGCCAACGCCGACGTGAACGTGCGGTTCCTCACGATGCTCCGGAACTCGATCGACGCGTCGATGACCGAGGCGGCCGGCGGTCCCGAGTCGGCCCTGCGCCAGGCGTATGACGCGGCGACCAACCACTGGCGCGACCAAGTCGGCGCCTACTCGCGTGGCATCCTCTCGAAGGCGATCGAAACCGGCAAGGTCGACCCGCGCCGCGTCGTCGCGATGATCGTGCAGCCGGGCCGGGCCGCCGAGACGCAGCAACTGTGGAAGTTCGTCTCGCCAGCGGCGAAACAAGCCGTGCAGGCGCAGGTGCTTCGTGACGCGCTCTTTGTCGACGGCGGGACCGTCCCGAAAACGCCCAAGGCCATCATGGCGTGGGTCAACAAGATGGGGACCGAGACGTTGGCGTCGATTTTCGACCGGGCGACGACGCAGCAGCTCACCGACCTGGCCCCGGCCTTTGCCGAGTCGGGCGCGAAAGCCGAGGCGGCTGACGCGGCGGCCGCCGGCCACACGGCCGCCCAGCAGACGCTCGCGAAAGCCACCGCCGCCGCCGACAAGGCGACCGCCGCCGCCGAGGCCGAGCACGCGGGGTTTGCGGCCGACCTCCTCCGCCATCAGGAGAAGACGCCGATTACCTTCTTCGCGAATGCCCTGAAGGAAGGCGACACGGTCGGGGTGCGCAAGCTCCGCACGCTCGTCGGCGCCTCGGACTGGCAGCAGGTCCAGTCGGCGCATCTGCAGGACCTCCTCTTCAGCGATGGCGGCACGCTCCGCACGGCCGAGCAGCTGAAGAACGAGCTGGGCAAGTACACCGACACGACGCTCGGGGCCATCTACGACCCGGCCACCGTCGAGCAGCTCAAGTCGATCCAGCGGTCCCTGGCGATCATCTCGCCGAAAAACGCCAGCAAGTTCAACGTGGCCCTCCGGTACGGCCAGGGCGCGGCACTCCTCGACCTCATCTCGATGCCCGTGCGCATGGCCACGGGCCACGCGGCCGGCGCGAGCGAAATGATCGGGATCGGGACGGCGCTCCTCTCCCCACCCATGGTCACGAAGATCATGATGAACCCGGCGGCGCGCGCGTGGCTCACGACCGGGCTGGCGGCGAAAGCTGCGGGCGACACCGGGCTGGCTGGGCGCATGGCGGGGCAGCTCACGTCGTGGCTCCTCCGCGAGAATCTCCTCACCGCGCCCGGGACGGCCCCGCCGCAGGTGGCGGGACCGGGGGCGAATCAACCGGGGCCGGGGGGTCGGGCGGGGGGACCGCCGCCACTCCCGGCCGGCCTCGCGACCGGCGGACGCGGCGGCGGGTAGCGCGCTCGCCCGGCGTGCGGTACCCGGCAAACGCATCCGCGGCGACGTCCACCTCGAGAAACCGCGCCTGCTTCCAGAGCGCCTGCTTCACGACCGCGGCCGGGGTGGCGCACCCGGTCACGCGCATCATCTCGAAGAGGGCACGGTACTCGTCGTCGTCCAGGCCGAGCGTCACCAGGTGCATCAGGCGGTTCGCGTTTCCAAGTCGAGGACGTCATCCTCATCCTCGGCCTCGTCGCTCACGGCGCGCGCGTCCGCGGCGACACTCACGTCGTGCGTGAGCGACGTCATCGTCCCCCAGTCGGGGCCGATCTTCGCGTCGACGCCAATGGTCAAGGAGTCGCCCATCCCCCACTCGGCCGGGCACGGGAGCGCCTGAATCGGCCGGCTCATGGCCCCGATGACTTTCTCGGCCACGCGCTCGACCGAGCCGGTCGGGACTTCGAGCAGCAGCGAGTCGTGGATGGGCGCGCGCAGCGGCGTCTCCCCGTAGTAGGCGTCGCCGATGTAGGAGGCGCCGTCGGTCATCACGTCGGCCGGATCGAACAGCGGAAAGCACGCCTCGGTGAGGACGCCCCGCGCAATCGACTGGCCGTAAAACGCCGACCCGCGCTTCGCGTCTTCCCCGAGCGCGACGCCGTACCAGATGCCGTTAATCTCGATCGTCGGCAGCCCCCGCTTCTCACGCCAGAGCCGCTGGCTCACGGTGAGCCGCTCGTAGCTGACGACCGACCAGAACCAATGTTGGTACCCGAACGGATGGCCGCTGACCCGGCGCGTCGTGAGGTCATACACATACGGCGGCGGCCCGCCCAGATGGTGCGTCTCGTGCGCGGTCGCGTGCACCGCCGTTTGGAACAGCGGCACGCCCGGGGCGAGCGCGAAGTACACCGCGCGAATCGCCTCGGCGGATTTCACCGTCGGGAACGTCGTCGGGTAGTTCCGCATCATCCCGTGCGTGGTCATCCCGTAGGTCGTGCCGTGGACGACGCGCTTACTGCGCTTGTAGGCGATCTGCACCGCCGGTTCGTGCGACGTCTTGAGCGACTTCAGGTACGCCGCAATCTCCCGGTCGGGCTGGGTGAGGTCGGCGGGCCGGCCCAGCGAGTGGCTCGCCACAATCGCGTGCACGCCGAGCTTGGCGTACCGGATGAACCGCGGGTCTCGCATGCACCAGCCACTCACCACCGACTCGATCGCGGAGTAGTCAAACTCCATCATCCAGCTACTGCGCTTCGCGACGACGCACAGCCGGTAGCCACTCGCCAGCGACTTCCCCTCGTCGTCGCCATGGACGACGTTCTGGATGTTGGGATTCTGCGCGCTGAGGCGCATCGTCGACGGCTTGAAGCTGAACGTCGGGTGCACGCGGTCGTCGGCATCGAGCCGCTTCTCGGTCCCAATGACGTAGGTCGACCGGACCTTCCCCACCGCGCGGTAGTCGAGAATCGCCTGGTAGAACGGATCCTCGGTCTCGCGAATCAGCCGCGACAAGGTCTCACGATCGACCGAGTCGTTCCCGGTCGCTTTGGCCTTCCCCGGCGTGTGGCCCTTCGCGAGGACGTACGCCATGAGCTGTTGCGGCGAGTCCGGGTTGAAGGGTTCCTGCCAGAACCAGCGGCGGACGGTCGCGACGGCCTTCGTGATCTGCGGGGCGGCGCATGTGTGCGTCTTAGCAATCTCCTTCGCCCCGCAGCCCGTGCACACCGTGACCTCGCGCAGGACGAGCGCCTCGACCACCTTGGCGCGCGTGTAGAGCGCCGCCTTCACCGGGTCGGGCGCCTCCTTCTTCGGCGTGCCGTCCCGCTTGAACGCATTCGCTTTCGTGTAGAGGATCGACGCCGGCGGGCGCGTCAGCCCCAGCTTCGGCGTGAGCGGGGTGACCTCGGGTGGGGCGAGCGCGGCAATCGTGTCAATCAGGCGCGTGGCCTCCGTGTCGAGTGTCGCCTTGAAGGCGAGGAGTCTCGCCCGGTCGATCGGCACGCCCACGTCGGTCGCCGGCTGGAGCACCAGCCGGTGGAAGTCGTGCTGGTGCCGCTTGAAGACGTCCCACCGGCCTTCCTTCACGAGGTCGCCGACGACGCCGTCGCCCACGCGGCGGGTTTGCAGCCCGTCGATGGCGCCGTAGCGGGCCTCATCGGTCTCGGCCAGGTGCTTCCAGGCGCCCCAGGTCGAGTAGAACGGGGCGGCGAACCCGAGGCCGCCGGGCAGGTCCGACTGCAGCGCCTTCCACGCCCACATGAGGTCGTAGGCTTCCTCGGGCTGGATGGCCGCGCCGGCCTTCACCAGCCGCGGCACGTCGAACCCCTTGAACCAGTAGTACTGGACGCCCGGGCCGGCCAGTAGGTGCATCAGGAGCGTGATGTAGGCGCCCTCGAACGGCACGGTGACGCCTTCATCAGGGTCGACCGAGACGTTCACGCGTTTGATCTGCCAGGAGCCCTCGTCGGCCTTGCCGTAGAAGTCGCCCTCGTCGGTCGCTTTATCCGGCGTCTCGATGTCGACCGCCAGCGGGAAGGCGTCCGGTGACTGGTGACGGGCGGCGACCGCCAGCTCCACCCACGCGCGGAACCACTCGACCGGCGGGTCGATCACGAGCCGGCCCGGGTCAGGCGCCCAGCCCGACTTCGCCACGTCAAACGCGCGGCGGAGATCGAACGCGACCGTCCCCATGAGGTTCGTGGCGCCGCGCTGCAGATGGCTCGGGTGATACGTCGGGACGACCCAGAAGCGGTTGGTCGGGTCGCGCGTGACCGTGCCGTGGAAGTCCTGGACGCGCACGCCCTTCGTCCCGGTGAGGCCGAGGGCTTCCCTGAGCGCCACCGCGCCCATCGGGACGAGCACCTGGGGCGGGGCCTGCGCCAGCACGTCGTTCCGGTACTGGCACCCGCGCACGGCCTCGGGGTGGGCCTCGAGCGGGGCCAGGAACGTGCCGCGCACGACGTTGTCGACGCGCACCTGCTCGCGTGTCTTCCCGATGAGCCGCAGGCAGCGGGTGAGCATCGACCCAGCCGCACCCGTGAACGGCACGCCGGAAATCTGCTCGTCAACCGCGGGGGACTCGCCCCAGAGGAGCACCGGGAGCGCCGGATCCCCCGAGGCCGGCACGTACCCGACACACGCGGTCGAGGCCGGGCAGATGAGGCAATGCGAGCCCGGCGGCTTACTGAGCTTCGGCGTGAAGGCGCGACGCGACTTAGGCGGTCTGGGCACGGCCGGCCGGGACGCGATGCGGGAAGAACGCGCCGGCCTGCCAGCGCGTGTAGTCGTCGGACCCCATCAGGACGACCGCT